AACTTGGCCTCCGGAACGGCCTGCTAAAAGTTGATATTGCGAATGATCGTCGTCAATTAAACCCGTCAAGTTTCCGTGGTCGCTCGGCGGTGCCCCTTGAGCCAGCTCAGTTGAACGCCAGTCTTGATACATAACGCCGGGGTCGATTTCAACAACCCTGGCCTTAACAGCGTTGCCAAAGCCGTTTTTAGTCTCGAAAATAATAGAGCCTATCGGCACCATTTCCGCAAACGGCAACTGAATTAAAAGGTCTGAAATCTCTGTGGGAATAGCTTTTTTCGCGTCGTTTTTCTTGTCATGCGACGTTTGCCCCATGATCGAACATGTCTGCCTTTCGCCATCAAGTCCGTTAAATGCGAACACGTGATGATTTACAAAATCGCCATCGCCAACAGTGGTCAACTGCCAAGCCCCGCCCGTGAACTCGTTAAAAACGAGCCTTCCAGTTGCGCCTACGCCCGCCGTTACATCGTCCAAAACTGAGAATCCGGCGTTGTCTATTTGTCTTAAATTTGCGCTTGCTCCGTCCAAATAATATATAGGGAGGCCGACAGTGCTGACGACGGCCGGAATAGACGTTACGAGGTCTTCGTCGGAGATAAAGCCCGCCGCCATGCTGAATTGGGCGTCCTCGTCGTCGTCGCCATCGTCTTTGACAAAATCACCCAAGCCTAAGCCCTGCAAAAATTGAGCGCCGCGCGTGAAATGCAAATAAGAATGCGTGTCAGGAGCCATCGAAAGACCATGGCGTTCGTCTCCAAAATATATTTGCTTTTTATTTGTCGCGTCCCAATAAATGAAGTGGACAAGGCATTTTGTCCTTATGAGGACGTCTATTTGCTCGTTCGTCGGCTGATATATCATAGACAAAGCCCCGGACTTGTCATCAAAATAAATGACGTGCATCCCTTCGGAATCAGCGATCACAATGTCCGGAGAAGACTCAACCATAACAGAGCGACCGCCGATATAATAATGGAAATGTGAGCCTGTCGGCGCAATGGCAGAAGTTCGTGTCCCTTCAACAAAGGAAAGCGTTGTGGCCGCTCTCATTGCCGTTGAAAATCCGTTTGTGTCCGTAACCTCTGCTGTTAATTCGCTAATATATGGGTTAACTGACACAATCCCGTCGCTGGCATCCACAACTAAAATAGTCCCGACCAAAATATAGAAATGCGCGCCGGTGGGAACATCATTTGTTAATGTTCCGTCATGGTCAAGATAGGCCGGGCCGACGCTTAGACCCGCCGTGTTCAGCCCTTTTGCATGGCCGAATCTTGTGACTTCTCCCTGCTGGCCCGACGCTATGTCCTCGGTCGCCATGCCGATAATCCGCGATTTATCAAACTCGTCCGGCTGTGCTATCTCAATGGTAGGGCAACCACTATCAACTCCATTAATATAGACCACGCGGCCATCGGCTATCCCGACGCCAGTATTATTGCATGACCTCGTCCAAAGCTCGCGGCCTATATTCAGCGCGACGTTTGTCCGGTCGTTATATAGAGTTAAAGCTTTTTCCGTATCATCATAATACAAAAGCCCTTCGCTATGAGCTGGCGGGGTTACCTGCGGAGTATATTTGATTTGCTTGGCCTCAAGTCCTGCCTGAAAGTCTTTGACGCCCGTTATGGTCTCGTCCCCGGCTAAATGAACAACCAATGAGTCGTCGGCGGGCGTATAGCCAAGGGCTGGCTCAAAGTCGGCCGCTTTGTCCCCGGAGTCTTTCGGAAGTCCGGACGCGTCCAGGCTCATGAAATTGTCTTGAGTCCCAGTTATACCCGCGTGTTTGGCTCCGTCAAGATCGTGTTGGGTGGGGTCTCTGTCGTCTGATAAACGCGCGTCATCGCCTTCTGCGACGGTTCCGCCCGTGGAACCAAAATCTTTATTAAACGCCGTATTCTTAGTAAAAGCATCCTCTTTGCCGTCCAGCTCCGCCTGTAAATCTAATTGATCCGAAAGCGTCCCGGTGATTTGTCCCCAAATCGCTTTTGTATCTGATAGCCAACCAGACCCAATTGCCTGTGTTATCTCGTCGACCATGTCCCGGCCTGAAATGCCGGCGTTTATGGGACGTTTCTTGATCTTATTCAACGCCTCCTGAATGCCTTTCAGCTCGTCTTTAAAGCGTCTCAAGGGAACAAAGACGCGGGCGTTTGCAAGCTCTTTGACAAGCTCTTGAATGCCCGGCGCGGTCATGGTCTCTTTGACAAGCTCAGCTATGTCGGCGCGGTCTTTTGACTGCAATTTGTAGCTTTCGCCGTCCTGACCTGGCTCGCCGTCTTTACCCGCCGGCACAAGCTCGGAGACGCCGTCGATAACATCCGCCCTGACTACTTCATTCCAGACTAAATTAACGCCGTCTCTGCCGTCCTGCGGAACGGGTATTTGATCGACCGCAGACTTGATAATTTTCGGGTAATCAATTTTGACGGCTATATATTTAGACGCCATTTTCGCGAAAGTCTCAAGCTGCTGCGGAGCTAGTTTGATTTTCTGCTCTGTCATCAGCTCTTGAATGATCTCTGCTTTGACCTGAGTCGCGATTTTCCCGCTTAAATTGTCAAGAAGAGCCCTTGGAATGCCTATTTTCTTAGTTTTTTCCATTATTCGTCCTCCTCTATAACCACCAGCTCCCAAACGTCTTCAACTTCTAGTTCCTCCTCTGCCATGTCGGCGCGGTCTTCTTTGCTTTCTGGGTCGTTTTTAGGCGGGTTTTTTTCTTCTTCGTCGGGGTTGGTGTCCTCGTCGTCGGTCATCTCCTTGCGCGCGTCGAAATCAATTATATATTGCCTCCTGACTGGTTCTGGTTTGCTGAATCTGGAAACTGCGATTTCTTCCGGGGCGACAACCTGAGCGCCAATATATTTGGCGTCAATATCCGCTTGCAAATCATCAGCCTCAAGTTTTTCTTTCTCTGTCGGCTCTTCAAGTGGAGGAAAGCGGAACGGGTAGTCTTTTGGATCATAGCCCAACAACCAAAGCATTTGTTGGATTCTGGGCGTGTCTATGCGCTTTCTCTCGCGCCTGAGTCGCTTGTGATAGTGTCGTTCATCGCTCTGAGTAGACGAACCGGCCAGCGCGCCGCCCTTTGCTGAAAAGAAACGGCTGTCTGGAATACCAAACGAGGCGGCTACAAAGTTAGACATCAGCTCGCCCATGTCCGTTAAGCCCGTCACTGTGGTTGTGTGTTTTTCCAGCTTAAAACCGGAAGAGTGGAGACCTATGGCTTGATTATGCCACATCCCCGCCGCCATCGCGGCTTGCCTGATAATTGATTCATAGTCCGCCTCTTCATTGCTCGCTATCAAGTCCGGTAAATTCTCTATCTCAAGAGTTTTCCAGTTGAAATCCTGGAAAGTGTCCGCCATGGCTTTAAGAGATATTTGGAAATACTTGCATATCTCGCTGACCAATTCGACTATAGGCTGCCCCCACATCAAATTAGCGGCAAGCTCACGGGGAGGAAGAGGTAATCCGCCGAGTCGAATAATTCGTGATTCGTGGACAATGGGCATCCTGCTGTAGCCGGTTGTGAATAAAACGACGTTGTAGGTTTCAGGCTCGCCGATTTTGGGATGATCCAGGCCGTGAATGAAATCTTGATAATAAGATGTTGGGATAGCCGACCAGCGATCAACCGCCCAAACTTTGAAGGGGATTCCGCGTTGAGAGTCTCTTAGTTCAAATTTAGGGTCGTCGCCATACTCAAAATATAAAAGCCCCCCTCCATAGACCGACTCCCACTTTTCGCCCTGCATTAAATGGTCTATAAGTCCCAGGTCGTCAAAGATCGTTTCAAGCTCTTCGAGTTGTTTTTTGCGCCCTTCCGAGTCGTCGTCATTCGTCAAAAACTCTATGCCGTCTCCAAGCCTGTCATCTATGGGAATATCGACGCCACGGCGAATGAGCCACGTCTTGTAGAGCGCGGTCAATTCCGTTTGTGACATCGGAACTTCGGGCAGAAATGACGTGTTTTTAATGCTGTCGTCGGCTCCGCCGTATCCGGTCGCGTCGTTGTAATAGCCATCGGCACGGAATAACGGCCGGCCGTGCTGGTCTACTATGCGGTCGTCAAATTTCATTTTTTATCCCTCAATTGGCGGCGGGGGGTCTTTTTGGGGTTTGAATTCTCCACACCATGGTTCAAAATCGTTTTTCATATTCACATAAACCATAATCGGCGGCCAACCAAAATAAACAACTTTATGGCCGTCTATTGTGGCCTGGATGAAAGCAGGCGGGTAGCGATGGCACTCGGCGGTTTTGGCGGCCTTGCCGCTGTAATCGGTGTTTATTTGCGCTTGAAACGTTATTTTTCCCGTGCTTTTCCCGTATTGAGCGGGAGTAACAGAGTATTTAACTGAAACTCGATAAAAACAATTATTGCATCTCTTTTTCATTTCATAAACCTGCTGTGAAATTTATTTCCGGAAAGTTTTTTGTTCGGATTAGCCTGGGCTGTTTTTATAGCCTCGGCCATGGTTAATTTTGGCCGCGCCACAACTCCCAAATATCTGAAAGCGTCAGCGGCGTGGGAGCTCCAATCGTGGCAAGGAGTGTTTTTGTAGGTTTTATTTTTTTCGTCATAATCCTTATGATAAGACCTTAATGCGTTGACTCCATAGCCAACACCCCTTAAGCCTTCCCCGCCCTGCTTGGGCTGCTTTGACTTATCAAACCAGCATTTATTTAAAACGCGTCTGGCGGCGTCTATTCCGTCCTCTATTGAAATATTAGGAACTATTTTGAATTTAATCCCGGACTCTTTGATGTCTCTATATTTGACGCCATTTATCTCTTTGCCGGGATTAGATTCTCGCAAGCTTAGCATTAAATTTTTGGCTGTCTCAATTCGGGACGCGCCCGTCTCCCACTCCCTTACTTTGATATCATGCGGAGCCCAATGTTCTTTATAATTATAGGGCAAGCTTAACACGAACGGCATGTAATGATCTAGTCCAACATTATTGTGTTCATAAAAATCTATAATTCTAAACTCTGTTTTTCCGGAAGCTGCCGCGACTCGCTGAAAAAACCAAATCGAATTTGAATCACCAACGCCTAAGTCCCACACCGTCTCAACGGGCAAAAGCGGATCATAAGGAACAACTTTAACGCGATCCTCTTCGTCGATCTTTTTAAACTGATTACTGTAATAAGCGCCCTGATTAGCCGCGTCAAAAGAACAATAATACTCTTGTTGTATCATGTCCTCATCCATGCCTGAATCGCGCTCGTCCTGAATTGCTTCGAGAGAAATTACCGGGGAGCCGTCCGGACGCTTGGTCTTACCGACCGTCAAGAGCTGGCAAAACCATTTTGGGTTGTCTTTGGCCATCTCGTAAAGTTCCCAGCCATGATTTTTGCCACGGGGCGTATAATTGAATAAAGCCCATCCACCGTTTTCGGTCAGGATAGGTCTTATAAAGTCCCATACGAGTGGATTTTGGAGGGAATACTCGGAGAAAACACACCCCACGGGGTTTGTCCCCATGATGGAATTATAGTTATCTGTTCCGACAATCTGAAAAATGGAGTGCCCGGCCGCGGTCTCCATGATAACCTTCATTTCAGAGTTATTGCGGCTGATAACAATTTCGGGGGGGAAGTGGTCAACAAACGGCATTCCGTCGCGGTCTATGCCGTCCCAAAGGATTTTGCGGCCCTGAGCGAAAGTGGGGAAGAAATAGAAATAGACGCCGTCGCGCTCCATCATCTTCTTAATAGTGAAGTTGAGCATGGACTTGTCTTTTCCGGCGCGTCTATGCCAGACAGCGACAAAGCGCTTAAGCCCCATGTCGCTGTGCTTGAAAATTCCAACTTGATAACGGCGAGGGGTGTATTTATAAGGAATCGTCAGCATCAGCGTAATTGATTATATTTACTTGAAGATGTTCGTCGGATTTATCTTTGTCTAAGCCCATAGCAAGCCGCATCCCTTCAAAATTGATTTTAACAGTCTCCGCGGCCAGCTTAAAGAACTGCTGAAAAGTTTTATATTTGTCGGCGTCGGCTTTGGAAAGTTTTCCGGCGCAGTCTTTCAGATCTTTAAAATATGCTCCGAGGTTTGCCATATGCGCCTTGTTCACATATTCTACATTAGATATGTATTTGCTGGTGTAATCGAAAAGTTTGTCGCCTTCCTGCTCTATGATCTTTTTAGTTGCTTTCTGGGCAGTCTCTTTAGTCACATTTTGGTAACTTTTTCCGCGCTCCCATTTCAACCTCTTAGCTAAACGGATCACCGTCATCTTTGACACGCCGTGCTTTTTCCCTATGCCAGCGACGGTAACAATTCCAGCCTCATAATCCGCTTGTATTTTTGCTGTTTTCTTTGCGCTTAAAGCCATCTTTTATCCTCTGTACTCGCTCCAAGAAACTTCTTTCCCGTTAATTTTAACCTTGCCCTCGCCGGTGAAATCGCACCATCTCTGGACGCCAACTTGAACGTATCCAGGATCAATTTCTAAGCCGTAACAGCGACGCCCGGTCTTCTCTGCTGCTATTAGGGTTGTGCCTGAGCCGAGGAAAGGATCAAGACATGTTTTGAATTGATAATCGTTGAAAATAGCCTCAAAAAGTCCAACAGGCTTCTGGGTGGGATGAAAACGTTCTTCTTTGTTTTTCATGTCTTCTTGTAACATTCCATGCCAGCGATATTTATAAAGCCTCACGGCGGTCTTCAAAGAAGTCCAGGCAAGCTCGCAATCAGCGAAATCAGTTTCGCCGTTATCTTTATGCCAAACAAGCCAGCATGGGCTATTTTTTAGATACTCAACAAAATAATTGCCTCCAAATATTATTTGGTCTTTAGACCATTCAAACATTAAATCAAAAGCTATTTTCGGAGGGATTTTGTCGTCCCATGCCTTGTCCCCGTAATCTTTGGCTTTGGCTTTTTTGCTTCTTGATTTGTTTTTACCGCCAGCCTCTCCTATCCCATACGGCGGATCGGTGAAAACCATATCCGCCTTTTCTCCACCCATCACCGTCTCCACGTCCACAATCCGCGTCGAGTCTCCGCAAAGGACGCGGTGACGATTTCCCAGCTCAATCAAGTCACCGGCCTTAATCACCGGCTTTTCTTCAATCTCCGGGACGCTGTCGGCGTCTTTTTTTTCGTCGTCCTCGTCTCCCAGGAAGTCAAGATCAATCTCAAGACTGTCCGCCAGCTCATCCAAATTGATTTCGTCAAACTCCGGAAACTCGACCTTAAGCTCTTCCAAGATCGTTTCCAGCCCTTCCAAATTCCAGTCGCCTGAAATAGTCTCCGCGTTCAAAGCGACGTTAGCGGCTTTCTCCTTGATCGTGTCAAAGTCCACCACAACGCACTTAGCTTCCGTCTTACCCTGAGCAAGCAAAGCCTTAAGCCTCTGGTGTCCGCCTACTATAGTCGGGGCGTTCCCGCTGTGAGTATTGACTATAATCGGCTGTAAATATCCAAATTCCTCAATTGATCGCTGTAGACCTTTCAGAGCTTCCGGCGTGATCGTTCGCGGGTTATACTCCGCCGGGGTGAGGTCTTTAAGTTGAAAGGTTTCGAGATTCATCTTAACAGCTCCTCCAAGTCGCCGTTTTTATTAACTCTTCTCAACGCAGAAACCAGCATGAAATTTTCCGCCTGCTTGTTCGACTCAAAGCGCGGCCAGTTGCTCCAAACGTTCCCAGTGGGGCCGTGAACCATTTTTATCTTATCGTCCGGCATGAGCCATAATAAACCCCATTTAGGCGGCAAATCCTCGGCGTTGATCATACGCTCCGGGCACAGATAAAAACGATAATCGCCCACGCCAAAAGCTTCATTAATACGATGTTGTTTTTTAGAGTCGAGCCAAAAGTCCTGCCGGGAAGTTTTGCATTCAACTAACACAGAATAACCGTTCTTCCAGCCTATGGCGTCTGGGATTTCTAAAGAGCATGTTTTAAGCTCGCGCAATGCAAATCCGCATTTAACAAACTTTAGGAGCCAGTTGTAGGCGAATTTGGTTAATTCTAAGTGTTGGACAATTCTGGGTTTCATGTTTCTTAAATCTAAAACAACCTTCTGGAATTATGAGCATACGGGGGAAGCGAGCCCGCGTTTCTGTCAGAATCAGAGCGCGGGCTCTGGCGCCTTAGCCGTTTACAAAGGCGCTCGACTTAAAAGCAACGGCCGGCAATTAGTACTAATTTTGCCGGCCGTCTATTTGGAAACGTGACCGGATTCGAACCGGTGAGCGATCCGGTAAGGCCGGACGTTTTTCCGCAAACTACACGTTTCCACGTAAAATTCGATATTTTATTTTTTTCACTTTATCTCATGTTTAAGAGTTCTCTAATTCAAAAACCTCGGCGCATTGCTTGCAAAAACTTAACAAAGCATCTAGGGAATGACCACACCCATATTCAAGATCGGAAAACCTCTGCCGGCATATTCTTGTGCCTTCCCCACAAGCGTCGCAATATCTCGTTTCCTTTTCTTTTTCTGCTTTTTGTTCCATTTTTAATTAATCCCTAAAAGCTAATCCAGTTTCACGCCGTTAACTTGTGTGTATAATTTTGATTATACACACAATGGAGTAATCCTTATCTTTTTTGTCCAAAATCTCGCTTTTTAATCTTGGCCATACGCCCGTCTGAATGCTGAAAAACTAATCCTTCAATGTCTTTGCTTGCCAGCCATTCTTTTAACGCATTAAACGTTCGCGGAACGTCTCCGTATGTTTCAGCGTGTAAATGCGACTGTAATATATGCGATAGCTGTTTTTCTGGATTGCCTTGAACCTTTGGGCCTAATAATTCAAATGTTTCATCAGCAACGCAATCAAATTCATCCGCAAACATATTAAAAGCCTCTCGATATGGCTTGTCTTCTTTCCCTGCATCGCTAACAAGCACCCACCCGAAAATTTTATCCGTGTTTGCGTCGCGGTCAACTTCTATAAAATCATCAGGCATAGATTGCCCTGGTTTTACTTGTCGTCGTTTGTAAAATTTGCCATCAATAATAGCGCAACACGTGCCGTCATATTTGCGCGTCGCCGTTCCTTCGTTATCTGCTACCCATTCACAGGCGGGATGATATTCATTGATAATTTCGCGCATATTATCCGGATTGCGCTGAAACATAGTTGGTATTTTTTTCATTCTGCTCTCATGTGATTATACACACAAACTATTAAGAAAATGCTTGTAATTTTGGTAACAACTTACGAACAGCAACATTTTTTAATTCTCCCGTCTTCATCGCTCTGACTATATTAATTTTATTTTTGAATATTTTCCTAAGCCTGGTTGTTACCCGCGTCGCTACTCGGTAAGCTGTTTTAATTTGATCTTTATTGTAATTGTACCGATTTTCTGGATAACCACGGACAATTTTCTTTGCTATTCTTTTTTTCATACTGCCTTTTTTATCCCCCAAATCCTATCAGCTCCGGCCATCGCCGACTTTAAACTTTTAAATCCCGTCCTCAACTCAAGCCCAAACGGGCCAAGAGCAATAAATCCTTTAGCACGCGGGTTAGTGTGATCCTTGCCGGCATAAGCCATGTCAGAGCGAAAATAAGCCGTTTCTGTGTGTTTGCGCCACATTGACTTCAGAAAATTTAATTTAATATTTTTAATTGGAAGCTCTATATCTTCTCTTTTCTTCTTCTTTTTCATAATTACCTCGCTAATGTTTCATTTATTATAGCGCATCGAAACCGAAAAGAAAAGGCCGTCTTCCTGACTATGCGAATTTATTTTTATTTATTTTGCAGAATGTGCGATTTTTTACTTGATAATATTCGCATATTTAGTAAAATAAGGTCATGTTAGTCACGAAACTAAAACAAAACTTTGGAGAACAAAATGAAAACTATCGAAACAAAAACTTTTGATGACAAAAAACACGGCTTTGCTGTCCCTCATCCGACTTATAAAGCTATGAAAAGCGGCGAAATCGTACAAAAAAACGATCAATATATCAGTGTTCACAGCGGGCAATATGTGCCGGTCGCAAAGCATACTGTTGGGCAGCCATTATTTGAGTGCAATGCTCCTTATTATCGACGACCAATTTGCAAAAAATAAATCAACCCTCGCCGGGCTTAGCCCGGCTTAAGGAGCCAATGGAAAAAGAAAAAAAGATATTCACTCGATTAAAAGACCTTCACGGCTTTAAAAACGCCCTCCAAACGGCCAAGGCCTTCGGCTTCTCGGAGGCCACAGGCCGCAATCTGAACAATGAAACAGCCGGCCCGACTTTGACTAATATGGCGCGCGCGCTGGTAGCTTACGCCGAAGCGCATTCAAAAACCAAACGACTCAAAATCTTAAAAACTTTGCAATCTGAGCCAGCCCAAGAGGATCCGGTGACAAAAAAAAGATCACCTTTATTCAAAAAACTGCATAGAGATAAAAAGCAATGAGAACATCCGAACTAATTAAACAGCTCCCATCCGGATCAACAATAACCTCCGGCTTTAAATACAAAGTCACTATACCCCGGCGAATAGGCCATGCGGTTTTCTACAATGAAGACCTTAAAACAGCTTTAAAGGAGGCTTTAGTGGAGGCCGCAAAGCCCTTGGAGAAGCGGACAATACGGCCGGCCGTTTCAAATTTCCCTAACTTCCCTAATATCCCCAATATCACCATAAAAACGGAGAATTTATGAAAACTAAAAAAAGTTGTCACTTTTGCAAATTAAGCGGTATTTGCCGTCCGTTCAATAAATACGTTGACGCGGGAAGCGGCCATGCCCAAAAACATCAACAAAAAACTTATTTATCAAAATTAGCTGAATTTGCCGCAGATAAATGCGAGACGTACACAGACCGCTAAAGCCCGCCAGCCGCCCAAACATAAGCCGCGTATAAAAGCGCGGCTATCACGCCCCATTTAATTATTTTTCCTGCAATATAAGACATTATGCCGGCCCCCATTTTGGCGATTTATATTTATATTCCACACAGCATCGATCATCTAAAAACTCAGGGAACGCGGAGTCTATAGACGCCGCCACCACCTGCGCAGTTTTTATATTGATAATATGAAACCATTCTATCCAGCCATGATTGCCATTGTTCAAATGATCCAACGCCGCCAGCAAAGTATGTGCGCAAAACATTAAATCTTTAACCCCGCCAGAGGGATAATAATATTCCCCACCAAAAAGAAAATATCCATTTTCCATCTTACCAACCTAGCGGCAACGCGACGCCAATAAAGATATAATTTGCCGAAGCGTCGGCCAAACTCCTCGAAATATCCGAGCCTTCCTCAGCCAAGGGAGCCTCCCTCGTGACCAACCCCCCAAAAAGCTTATATCCGAGCTGATTTAGCGGCCAATGCGCTTTAATACCGTACTCTATGGTAACGCCTAATTCTTCCGATCCTTCGGCGTTTTTGGCCATTGTTTTTCCAGCTCCGCCAAATATTTCGATAATCGGGTGAACATACCATCCAATCCCGGTCATAAATGTTTGATAATGCCACGCGCTGTCGTAAAGCGAATTTTCATACTCGGTCTTATCAACGCTCGCGATGCTGTAAGAGACGTAAACGTTAAGGACGGGGGAAAAGTTGTGCTTGCCCGAAAAAGTGAAATTCTCGGCTTTAAACTGCGCTGAACCGCCTGTCGGCGTCACAAATCCGTCAAGCCTCACCTCAATTTCGAAAGGCGGGCGGTTGATTTCATTCAAGGGGGTGTCCGGACAAACCACGCCGTTTTCCAGAGCCGGACAAGCCGGACACTCGCATTTATCCGGCTGGCCGTCAATCCACTGGCCGAAGCGCGTCACAATGCCCTCGTCGGCTGCTAAAGCCGGAAAAGAAAGGAGTATGCCGCATATCAAAATAAAAAGTTTCTTCATTTAGACCTCTATGATTAACGATTTCCAAAAAGTGACGTATCGATGATAATATTTTTTTTTGGGATGCCCGGCACATCTGCGATGCTTTTAAATGACTGCACAAAAACATTTAAACTTTTCCAGATAAGCAGATCATTATCATTTATAATAACGCTTCCGGCACAAAATGGACAAAGCTTATTGTGCCATAAGGGGACTTCTGAAAATGAAATATTTTTCTTCCATTCGCATCCAATGCTATCGCATTTAACGCGATTACCTTTGACTATATCCACGCGTCACACCTCTTTGAGTAAGTATTTATCGGATTTAAAACGAGCGGCTCCGGCGTGTCCTCCTCCGCCATATTTAACCGCTATTTTGGAAACATCAATTCCGCTGTCTGGATTACAATATAGACTATATTTCCAGACTCCTTTTTTATAGTTAAATAAAATATATAATGGCCTTTCGCCAAAAGGGTCAAGGGTATCAAATATTTTAGAATTGCTAAGAGCTTTATTAATCGCCCAGGAATCATACCCTTCAAACTCGACAGGAAAAGCCATTTCGGCGGAGTAAGTGGCGTTTCTTTGGCCTTCATAAGCCAGAACTGTCAATCCATGATCGAGCGGAGTTTCGGCATAATCATTATGAGCAAGCATGTCTAGCCATGCGTCGCTATCAGGTGCCCATTCTGTTAGTCTCATTCCATATTGAAAAGGCAAAATTTCTTTTTCCCATACCTCAATGTTTGATTTGTCCCAAACGTCATAGCGACCAAGCAACCTCACAGCCTCCGGCATGGGCTCTTCCGGGAAAAAATACTCCCAAGTAAGCTCACATCCTGCTTTGCCGACCTTGCGCGCCCCCGCACAATCGGCATATTTTCCCAGATAAGCCACATTTAACGCTGATTCGTGATGATCGATCCAGACCAAAAGCCCGCCCGAAAAAAGCTTATCCATGTCACAGAGCGCAAAGCTAAAATCAACCACAATAACCCTGTCCCCGTTCTCTATCCTCTCAAAATCCGGCCTGTCTGGATAATCAACGCCTATCAGCTCACAATCTGGATATCTTCGCCGCACAATAGCCGCGCTACATTTGCCATCTAAATCGATTTTATGGTAGTAACAAATAGTTTTTTTCATAGTCTCCTGCTAGTTTTTATTAAGTGTAGTAAATTCGGAGGGAAAGTTAAAGCCCCCCGTTTCTCAAAATCTCCTTTTATCGTTTCTCGCTATCTAAAATCAATTAAAAAGAATCCAAACGCTCTTGGCTACATTCTCGGCTTGATTTCTTAATCCTCGCGTCGTTAAATAGCTAAATCCATCATTTTTAAGCGCTCATTAACCCTCCATCGCTTGTTGTTTTAGCTCTTGACCTCTGGCCACAAGTTTTCCAAACATTTGCTTAGCCTGCCTGTCTGTCATAGGCAAAACGGCCGCCTTTGGCTTCGGGACATTTTGAAGAGCTCGCTCCCTTGCCAGCTCCTTTTCCGTGGCCTCAGTCGTCAATTTTCGCTCATAACCATTCACAAATAACCCGCTAATATTCTTGACCTCCTGCCCTTCTTCCTCGATTCGTCGCTTCATTTCCAGGGTATGCGCCAAGGCTCCACGCGCTCTATCCTCGTCCTCGTTGTTGATCGCCTTCACAATCAAATGTTTATCTATTCCAAACGCGACCATGGTCTGGGTAAAACTTAGCAACCAGGAGCGATATTCAGCGTCTTCTTCCGGCGATTTCCAGACCGCCTGATGTGCCGTTTGCTCGAAAATTGACAAAAATGGAATTTCCTTTTCCATCAAAAGCGCGGAAAAGTCAAATTCGCTCTTACTCAGTGGTTTCGCTGAATCTGGTTGAAAAGGAAGTTTCTTTTCTTTCTTTCTTTCTTCTTCTGTCTTCTGTTTCTGTATCTGTTCCGGAGTCACGCCGGACTTTGTCCGGAGCTTGTCCGGAGCTTGTCCGGACTTTTTTGAGTACTCATCACGGTATTTCAATAAGTTGGGACATTCAATTATTAAAAAATTTGAATTATTTTGACATTTTTTTATCAAAAGTTTTTCAAGTTTTGACAGAAAGCTGACAACTTTCTGAAACTTTTTGGGTGAAACTTGACAACTTTTCGCCCATTTCTTTATCGAGTATCGCGCCGAGCACTTGTTCGTGTTATCCATTTGTCGGCCGATCATTTCCAAAATAATCCACCAAACGCCATAGCCCTCCGCGCCATGTTCGTCCAACAATTCCGCCAGGGCTTCGTCATGTCTCGCGCTCGTTAGATGCTTAAGCCATCGCATTTTTCCCCTTTATTGATGACTAGCACAGTGTTGGCTTCAATATAATCACGGATCATATCTCTGACCCTCTCGCTTCGTTTCTTTTTCCCAACAATCTGATCAAATTTAACTAAATCAACAGGATTCAGCGTCAAGCTAACCTGCACCATCCTTACATCTTCAAGAAATCGCTCTTCGGCCACTACAACCCCTCCATAGCCCATTTTGTCTCCAACAAAAGTTTAAAATCATTTACTTCTCATGCCGTATATATATATATATGTATATACGTAAGTCAAGCAAAAAAATTATTCTGGCCTTCGCCTTATGTTCTTTATCCATTCACTAAATGATTGCTCCTCTGGGCAGCGGTCTCTAATAAAAGACTGCTCGTGATGTTGCTTGACTCTGTCCATAAATCGCGGCTCACAATCAGGACAAACCGCCTTGCTTTGAAACAAAAACCCGCCGCTTTGATCACTATTAGACCAATCTTTATCACAAAAATCACACACCACCTTGCCTAAGTCATCTTTCATTATGATGACAAAACCCGCGTCTACACATTGTTCCAAAATGTTTTTTTCGCGCGGATATTTATGCAAGTTTGGGTGTTCTTCAAAATTTAAATCGGCACAAAACGAACATGGTGGCGTTATATGGCAAGAACATCCGTAATTCTCCATAGTTTCCATTGAGCATTCGTCGCATTCGTCAGTGTCTTCATGTACACATTCCCTGCAATTTATATTAAATCTATCCATTTTTTCTCTACTCCCTTAAATTAATTGTTCAAAATTATTCTGGCCTATTTTACCTTTTATCCAGCGCGCACGGCGCGTAATATTTCTCAATCAATCTGTCCTGATTTCTCGTCTGTCGCATGAATCCATCTGTTTTAGCCTGCGTTTTCGAGCTGTTTCCCGGCTCCGCTATCAGCCGTTTTTTGTATCGCTGATCAACCGCCCGGAATACCCACTCAATACTTTTCTTGCCTTTTTTATATTTATTTAAACGGTCTTGAACGCCTCTCCGGCTCAAGCCTAGCTCGTCGCTAATCATTTTTGCCGTGTAATTCTTGCCGTTGTATACAGCAACGATTTTCGACTTCCCGTCCGGTTTCTCTTTCATAGTTCAGGCTCCCGCAATAAATTCAACAACTTTTCGCGGCGCAATAGCAGCATGTCAAGGCAGGTTCTTTTTCCAAACATCCCCTCTTCCGCGCTAAAATAACTATCGACCCAAAACCATATCCTGCTTTCCATGTCCAAAAATCCTTGCGCTTTCAACGCCGCCCCTTTATCCGGAGTAATTTCGCCGTTTGACGCCTTATATACATTGCCAATTTTTTCAACCAGCGTCCGGCGCCCATAAGATGGGGGTTTATATTGAATCTCACTTTCAACAACAATCAACGCCCGGCAATCCGACTCCTCCATAAACCAATGCGGCATGGCCTCAAATATGCCGTCAGGCAATGGTAATTGATACTCGTTATCATCAACTCTCCATCTACCTAGAGAATCCACGAATATTCTATCTCCGCGCTTGCAAACGCTTAACTCGGCGGTGTTTACTATCCACTTTTTCATAGCTCCTCCCGCTCATCGCAATCGTCGCAATCTTCCTGCTGACAAGCCGCGCAATATGGACGGCTACAATCTACACATGATTCAGCTATGAATTCCAGGTCGTATTCTTCCCGGCATGCGCAATTAAATAGAGTCATACTAACCCCTTTGATATTTTAAGTTTTTTGGTTCAATCATGCCCCTTCTAAGCCCATCAATAGCAAGCGTCGCCTTTGCCTGCACCTCCAAATCGTGTACACATTCGCATATTTTTTGTGCAACTTGATTTTTAGGCGGCATTTTGCCGGCGTCGCTCAAGACTTCGCTGAAACGATCAACAGCGCGAAGTCTTGCAGTAAAAGAAACCCCGTCTCCATAATCCCGGTAAAATTTGTTTGAATGTATATAAAATTGATAGCCAGGAACATTCGCTAACAAAGCCCCCAGCTCGTCGCCGGTGTAGGCTGGGTAGATTTGTCTGTCGTCCCAATCTCTCGAAGATCGTTGATTTGTTTTCTCCCAAAAATAAACCTCCTTCAAGACTGCCTGCCACCCTGGTTTAATATAGCAAGTCCCGTGAATAGAGCCCGTAAAATGTGCAAAAACCCACACGCTCCCCGGCGCGTCATCTCCCATGCATTTATATAGCTCCTCAGCCTGTTTTCTCGTTATGAGCTGTCGCTCAATCGGATAATTATTTGTTTTCTCGCCCACAAATTCTCCTTTGTTTTAATATTCGTTTTAAAGTTCCAGTTCCCTTATATCTCCGCCTCTCGCCATAATTTTTTTATATTTAGCTCTGAATTCAAAAATCTCTATCAGATCGTCGGTCATGCTATGCGCAATAATGCCGGTTTCCCAAGCTCGGCCGCATCTAATGAACTCCGCGCGCTCCTCGTCTGTTTTGAGATCGCACCATAATTTTTTGCCCAAATCCATTTTTAATACTCCCTCACAACTCTTTCCCCATTGTCCATAAAAATAATCTCCCGGAAAACAAGCTCCGGGAATGCTTTTAAAAACAGTTTGCGGCGCATAGGATAACTCTTTACGTTCGCCCTCAAGACGCCCTCAGACTTCACTTCAACGACGATTTCTCGACCGTTTTCAATGATCCTGAAATCCGACGTATAATGAACGGCTTGATATTTCTTCCCGTTCCGCCTGAATCCCGGCACAATCTCAAAGCGCGGCTGAGTCTCCAAAAGCTCCACGTTTGGGTCTGTTTTCAGCTCCCAATGAACCAGTCTTTCAATCTTGCTTACTTTGCGTTCTCGGCGCGTTTCGGGCTTGCCTTCGTCCTTTATAGAGCAATGCGAGTTTTCCAGCATCGCGGAGAATTGTTCCGTGGTTAAGCGCATGATAAATCGCCATCGCCATAGCCATCGCCAGAGCCACCGCCACCGCCAGAGCCATCGCCATAGCCACCGCCATAGCCACCGCCAGAGCCATCGCCATAGCCAGAGCCAGAGCCAGAGCCAGATCCAGAGCCAGAGCCACCGCCATAGCCAGAGCCAATATTTTTATGCTTGCTCATGCGACGCAAACTCCCGGATTGATTGCTCGGCCTCTTTTGAGCATATTGTTATAGAATATTTTTCAACGATAATTTTAGTCGGCACTGCTATTGATATTTGCGATTTTTCATCAAGCCCAGAAATGGCCACGCCTTCGTACCAGCTCTTTTTTTTATCTTTTGGCCAATGCCGCCATAAGCGGCGGCAATCGCTTAATTCAATCATATCTTTATTATATGATATGACCACTCCGGCGTTAACTCCCTCGTTATAACTGCGAACAATCGCGTACCGTCCTATTGCGCCGCCTAATTCAGGCTCATTGGATTTATCCGCGCTGCTATCTCCTGTAAGAAGTTTCTTTATAGCGTCCTCTAAAAGTTTTTTTAACATTTTCCTTCTCCATAAATTTTAATTTCAGATTCAATAATCAAAAAGGCGGGCTTCCCCGCCGTGTTTCATGACGTCCTCCTTTGTATTTAAAAAACTTTTATTCCTGACTCTCAATTTAGTCAATCCGGCTGTAAAAAGTCAAGTGTTTTTATTTGTAAAGTTTTTTGTTGACTTAATTGTTTTTGGCTGTAATCTTATTACAAGGTTAACCGATAATTTTTAAATCTCAATTCAAAAAAATATGGCTGGTAAAACAAAGAAAAATAAAGGTGGCTCACAGACTGTGAGCTGGGATGGTGAAGTTTTCGCTTATATTCGAGACTTGATCGACCAGGACGAAAATATGAGCGAAACAATTAATTTAATTGTAAAACACTCTAAAGAACATCAAAATTGGAGAAAAAACAATGGTAAGAAAATTTGACTTCAATGAAAGCGGATTGCCTTCAATTCCCGGAAATGACTATGTCGTCTTGATTAATGATTGTCACACGGGAAAAGAGCGGGTTGTTCCCGCCGCATGGAAAAACAACGACTTTAAATATTGTTCACAGGAATTCGTGGCGCCGACCTGCGCGCCGACCTGGGAAAAGCAAAAAAGATGTCATCTAATTCTGGGGTGGTGTAAACTTTCGAGCCACAACGGGGCGTAATGAGCGCTTATTTCGACAGCAAAGACATAGGAAGCTCTCTCTTAGCCACATTCATCGACCACCCGGACAAAGCCGGGCGCGAGGTAAAGCCGACCGGCTTCATGGAGATGGGGAGAATGTACGAGGATTTAATAGAGCAAGAGGTGACAGGCTCGACGCTATTCACTGACAAATATTTTCGCTCAGACATTGATTTAAGCGCGAATTGCGCGGCATGGAAAACGATTCTGCCGATTATGGAGGCCGACGAAGTGGACCCGGCCGAGATTGAAAAAGCGTATATCTGGACGAAAAAAGACAAAAAAGGACAACGGCGTCTAAACGCGACTCACGGCAAGTTGCATGACGCTTTGGATGATATTAAAGCAAACGGCTTTAAACGATTGATTCCGGCTTGTATGGGGCGTTCTCTGGACGCGATGTTGGTGAACTTCAAGCGCGCAAAACTGGACGGAACGAACTTGTTTGATATACTGAGGAGTCTTGGAGCCAAATTTCAGGTTGAACACTTCTGGGAGAACGAGAACGGCGCAAAATGCCGAATGAAGAGCGATATAGAGCTGTTCTGGATGGTTGGAGACCAAAAGCATGGCATGTGTATTGACCTGAAAGCGACGTCTAAATGGTCGCAATTTATCCAGAATTGGAAACGCTCTTATATCTGGCAATACGTCCACTATTCGGCCGGTTTTGAGAGGTATTGCCGGGAAAACTTCATAACTCCGCATCCTATGTTGTATTTGGTCGCTGAAAGCTCCGCGCCCTGGCTGGTGAATACCTGGGAGCTTTCGGAGGAGGATGCGGCCTTTTTAACCCCAAAATACAATCAATCGCTCGCGGAATGTCAGGCCTGGATTGACGCCGGACGGCCGGTGAAAGGCTACCGGGAAAAGCGGGTGGTAAATAGGTTTGGAAGTCGAGTAAATAAGAATTTTTAAGGAGAAAATTATGGCCGAAGAAGAGAAAAAAACTAGCTCTATATATTCCTGCGACACTTGCGCATGGCAAGTCCTATGCCGTTGGCGGAACATGCTGTCGGACGTCACAGACAACTTTGCGCAGGCCGGCATGGATAAACATGATTGCGTTGAAATGTATGCCGCGCGCGCGAAGTTGCTGGCTCAATTTTGTAGTTTTTATGAACGATTCAAGATGGCTTAAAATGACATATTTAACCGGAAAAAGATTTGAATACAGAGGCAAGGGAGGCAACGCCGCCGGGACTACTACCGGCGTGATTGTGAGCGAGCCTTTCAGGGAGGCTTGCAAGTTTTATGAAGACAGCGAAACCTGCCTGCCTGTTGAGTGGAGTACCTGCGTCGCCATTCTCTGGGATGACGGGAGCATGGAGGGCGCGATTGATATAGAACTGTTGAAAGTGGTCGAAGAAAAAGAAGATGTTTATGTAGTTTGTGCGACATGGCCGGAGGATGAGGCCGGAGAGATTATATTAGAAACGTATATTGACCAAGGCTCTTTAGACAATGCAAGAAAAAGGGCGGCTGATTGGAAATTTAAGAATAAAAAGTCACGCATCGCTAAATTAACTTTTATCGACGAATAGAACAAAACAAAGAGGAAATTATGAAAGACGAAGAAAAAAACCCGACAGCCGTTTCGGTGAACTCATTAACGCCCGCGGTGTGCAAAGACGAAAACGTGAGCATGTTCTTGGACACAGTTCAATACAATCAGAGCTACAGAGCGGCCAGGCTGCTGTCCCAATCGAGAGACATGATTCCGCCCCAATACCAAGGAAATGAGTCAAATTGTATGCTTGCCTTGAACATGGCTAAATCATTGGGCTTAACCATAACCATGTATTTTCAATGGACGTATCTATTAAAAGGTAAACTTGGCCTTGAATCCAAGGCTATTATTACTATAGCAAATCAAAGCGGCATGTTTAAACGCGGTATTGAGTTTGATGAGATAGGGACGAAAAAAGACGGTGACGAATGGGGTTTTAGGGCGTTTGCTGAGGACGCGCGCTATAATACTATAATAGAAGAAACAGTCACTATAGGCGACGCTAAGGCCGCCGGATGGATCACTAATACATGGTGGCAGAAGCTCCCCCGCATGATGTTGAAATATAGATCGGCCAGTTTTCTGATTAAATTTAATCGTCCCGAATTACTTGGCGGCATGGGCGTCAAAGAAGAGATGATGGACGAAGCGGCAAATCCGATTGACATAACTGACAAAGTCAACGCCGACATGGAAAAAACCCCCGGCGACTCTCCCGCCGCCGCTATGCAGGCCAAGAAAGCGGAGGAGGTAAAAAAGAAGCCCAAGACCGAGCCGAAAGCGACGAGCGCGACCGAGGACAAGCCCAAAAAAACGGCCAAGAAAGAAAAATCAGCCGAAGTTCAAGAGCTGGAAAAGGTTTGGCGTGACTCAAAGAATATAGACGCTATACGGGACTTGGTTGAGTCCAAGGAGTTTACGGTTGAAGAATTCGACCGAATCACCGGCGAAAACCTCAAGGCTGCCGCCAAAAACTGGACAAACCGAATATTGACATGGGAGAAGCCTCGGCAAAGCAAGAAAAACGGCGCGGAAAAGGCCGACAAACTCCTTCCTATAGTTCAAGACCTTTTCGACGCCAAAACAAATTCTGAGTACAAAGCGGCGTTTTATCATCACTGGTATCAGGGCACTTTGACCGAGGAGCTTTTCAAGAAAATAATCGCCGACAATGACGCGGTCGCGGCTTCTGGCTGGCTGCTGAAATTTGACACTTTCAACGCTCAACAGCCGCAAGGCGAGCAATATGAAGGCGAGGAAGAGCCGCCGCCGGAATTTAGTTAATTAATCAACATGCCCGCGCATAGCGGGCTTTTTGGAGCAATGATGATTAAATATTTTAAGGAAGTTCTGAAAACTTTAAAAAAAATCGAAGAAAACACGCGAGAAATTAAGGAGCATGCAGAGCTACTAAAAAGGTGTGTGCGTGTAGACGATGGCCACGGCCACAGCCATAATGTCTCAACAAAAAACTTTAACAGTTAAAGATGAACGATTTAAGCAAGAAAAAATTAACCGACAAGCCGCGAGTGTTTGAGACTCGCAACGGTTGTATAATTAAAGAGGACTGGGAGGAATATTGGAGCAACGGTCATTATTGCGTTGCTTATGTCCTCGTGAGCATCCCTGAATCGCTGGAATTAGGCGGAGGCACGCCGCGGATACATGACAGTTTCGCGCTGCTTTTGCTTGCTGATGAAAGTTTGCCAAGGGGCGGAACATGGGGGACTGGATTTGATGTTGTGAAAGAAATAAAAAATTACAAGGAGACAGAATGAAATATGATTTTTTTGACGCTTACAGAGAGTCGGTTAAAAATAGCCGACGCATGAGGTATGACGGCGGAGACTGGGGATATGTCGATGATTTGATGTTGGTCAAAGAGGCAATGGTGGAAAAAAAATGGGAAATGGAGCCAGCTCCGGAAAAGCTTTTCACGTTCTTGGAAGCTTTAGAATTAGCTTTCAGAGGCCGCAAAATCGATCTTTACCCGACCGAAAACTGGTCTGAATATATCACAGTGTTCGACGGCCTAGTGGACGGTGGACGGGCTATTTTGCGCGATCTGGACGGCAAAGATTGGTGGCCTACACTGGAACAACAAAGAGCGAAGAAATGGCGCGTGGAGCCTGCGGAGGAAGAAGATAAAGAAGTGGTTGTCTGGGTATTGCAAAACGAAACCTGCGGCAAAGAGAATCTGCATGTCTTTCCCCTCAAACCAGTCTTGAAAGATTTTCCCGGCGGTGACGCGTGGGTTGTCGATGGCAACGACGATGATAATTATATGATTATCACGCATCCATCTAAGACAATATTAAAAGGATATGACGGCGAGCCTCAAAAATGCATCCTTAAGCCAGCGAACAGCGACGATAAGCGCGATTATATCAAACTTTCAGGAGCGGAAATGCAAAGCGGTTCTTCGCGCGTAAAATGGGCCGAGGGGCTTGTTTTGCAACTGCCTAGTGATCACGACGGAAGGAATAGTTGGTTGCTGAACTATGGTCGAGGTGAAGAGGCTCAGGCATTAAGAAATGCTCATAAGGATTTGCCGGTGTGGGACGACGAAACCGACAGCCTCGGCACGAATCGCGGCTTAATTTAATGTTCTCAATTTAAGGTCGAAAAGCAGTCTGATTAAACCGGCTTGATAAATAAAGCGCGGCCTGTTATACTAAAACTCGTTTTTCGAATTACCTTTGTTTTGGCCCGTCGCGCTTCCTCAGCGAGGCGGGCTTTTTTATTTTGGAGAAAAACATGAAAGCAGCACACCTTTTTATAATTTCGATAGCTCTGGCTATTTTGTCGGCCTGCGGCTCAAGTCCGGCCGGCAACGATGAAAATTCCACTTACAATCCTTCAATCCACACACTTGAAATAATCGAAGGCTTAGACGCCACCCAAACGCTTGTTTTAGCCTCGTCTGATAGCCAAGCATCAACAAGCCGCGCTTTGCGGAATAACGGCGTTTCTGGACGCTGCGATGAGCTGGGCGAGGTTGACGCGGGAACTTATAGGAGAATTCCCACTCATGGCAATTTAAACCCCTGTTTTAAGGGTATTCGACGCTGGAAAGGAAATATAATCTATGGCCAATACCGGCCGGATGACTCAAGCCTGGACGTTTGGTTTATTACGGACTCCTCCGGAAACGTTCGCCACCTGCCCCGCGCTCCGCGAAAAGGAGCGGGATTTAAAAATGGTCATATCATAAAGGAGTTTCAGGGAAAACCGGCTTATCTGGACTACCTGAGCCGCCTTGTTGTGCTGGACATGGAGTCCGGCTTTGAAGAAACGGTCATAAATGACGCTGTTGGCCACTTCGTCGTACTGACCAGGACGGACGGCGACCATGTTTTTTATACCGATCTGAGCGGCGGACAACGTAAAAAGCCGGACTTGAATGTGGAGCGGCTGACAGAGCTAGACGCGAAAAAGTTCTTCTTTGAGGATGAAAGCGGAGACCTGGCATATTTAGAGAATAGCAACTATTTTAGGCGGATGCTGGTTGATTCTGGCGGGTTGATTACGGACAAAGTGGCGTCGGCTGTTCCTGCTGCGTATCAAGACTTTTTGGACAACGGCCAGCCGGGAGACGTTCCACCGAACGGGCCGCTTTTTAATGGGAGCCTGGAAGGATGCAGCAAGGAAGGGGGCTTGATGATTTGCGGAACAAAAGGTTTCCGGGTTGATAGTTCGGGAGATTTAGGGGAAATTAATTGGAATACTTTTCAAATTTTTGGCACCAATCCCATGACTTGCCTGTCCCGTGATTATATTTACTTCTCAGCAGGGGATAAATTGACGCAAATAAACTCTAATTTGCTGGCCTTTGAGCATGTCATAACCGACGAGACAATAGAGCAATTGGCTTGCCTGGAAAGCGGAGACCTGCTTATTAAAACAGGCTCCCAGGCTTATCAATTCGACCCCGTGAATAAGATTAAAACTATTCTGCCTTCCACCGTCTCCGAATTTATTCAGTAATCCAACTCGGCGCGCTCGGCTTGAGCGCGTCTATTTCTTCATCTGTTTTGTATTCGTCGAACAAGTCCGGCCAGTCGCAAAGCTCCACATGCAACGCCGCCCGCTCGGTTATTTGATCACCTGTCAGATTATATTTCAGCGGTTTTAGAAAGGTATCATCTACCCACTCAACTAATTTTGAGTCGCGCCACGGCCTTATTTTTGTTGCCTTAAAATAGTTGCTGTCTGTTTGAAGCTTTTCCAGCTCGTCCGCTTCGGCCTGCTCTTTGGCTTTTCTCCGCACTTTGTCCGGCAAAGACTCTTCTTCCCATCCCCACCCCAAAACATCACCGCTATTCCATATTGACCAAAGTTCAGGCGTTAAACGCGGCGGAATGTCGCCGGGCTGCGGGTTGTTTATAAAAGCGTCCTGAGCGGCCAGCAATTCCACCGCCTCCTCTTCTGTTCTGACTAAGTCGCATTTTCTGAATATTTTCATCACGCTTTATAGTAGTAATATGCGCCGGTTGACTCCGGCTGTGTTTGATCGTGAGTCCTGGGCGTTCCGTTTACGCCGTCAGTTTTTGGCAGTGATGTAAGACCCTGTAATGTGGGCGTGACAGTACCCTCCGCAGTATTTTTTGTAGCTAACCCCGGAGCTTCATTTGTTGTTGTGTCGTATACGGCAATATCCTGCCCCGCCTCATCCGCCACCCCATTGTAAAAAATATGTCCCTGAAAAGCGTCTAAATCATGCGATCCGCCCGCCGCCCCTGAGTTGTCCATCGTGCAAGCGGTAGAGCCGGTCGAGGAGGCGTTCACCGCCGCGCCTGTTAGAGCGTTGTACATTTCCGCCGTTTTGGAGGTCGTGTCGATGTTTTTTAAAATCGTTGTGCCTGGCGTCCCGGAAGTGGCGTCCGTGATTCCCCTTGCTGACGCTCCATTAATTCGCATTCCGTTTTTTACATTCCCCAGCACGGAAAACGTCACCACATTGGACGTATTAACGAAATTTCCGGTCTGTGCTTCGCTGACGCCTGTCGGGTCTGTTCTCTCGTGAATACGGGTATCATACGCGGAAATATCAGTGAAAAATCGTCGGGCTTTCCCCAACATGAAAAAATGAGGAGTGGAGGCTATCAGCGCGGGAGTGGTGAACCGGCTTTGAGTTTCGACAAAAGCGGAGCTTCCGTCCCACCTTTGCCCGTCCAACTTTCTATTCAAGTCCCTGAACCACGCCAGGCCATCTACAGACGCATGAGTAGACCATGCCCACTGCGCGCCATTCATCCTGAGCAAATAGGGATTTACGGCGGCGGTGTCGCGCTTTATGATCTCACCGGCGGCGGAAGGGTTGTAAATTTCTTCCCCGTTCACTTTGATATAATTCCCGCGCCCCTGGTTCGCCACATATTGTTTCTGTGTCTGAGTGAGGTTTGAAAGCTCAAGCTCGTCGAAAGGTTTGTCCGTCAAGATGTCCAACTTGCAGTCAACCGCGTCCGGGCCAAGCAAGATTTTATAAGGCTCGCCGCTTCCGGCGTCTCCGAGTTGTAGCTTCGGGTTGTCTCCGGTCTGCTGCTGAGTCCCGCCCAGATAAGACATTTCTAAGCCGGTCACGCTGTCTATTTCCATATTACCCGTCAGCGTGTCCATGCCTATCACGGCAATCCGGGCGTAATCGCCCAACGTCACCTCTTCCCCGGCCTTGTTCTCGAAACGCGCGGCTGAGTTGTCCCAGGTGATCTGAGCGGCGTCTATAGCCAATTGCGCGGCGTTTCCAAGAATAGCGTCAAACTGCGCTTCATACGCTATTTGATCCATATACTCGCCAACGGCCGCTTTATTTCCAAAAGCCTCATATCCGGCCTTTCTGGTCGCGTCTGGAATTTTGTCCGCGCCGTCTGCCAGAAGTCCGGCGGAGCTTGCGCGTCCCCAGGGTAAATTTCTTCTGATTATTCTAGCCATAATTTATTTTATAATAGTTGAAAATGAACCGCCGTCAGAGCCGTCCAGAGCGACCGAAAAGCCCTTTCCGGCGTCTCCCGGCAACAAAGTTCCGTAAGTGGGAACGAATGCGCTGTTGCTGGTTGTTTGCTCGACAATGACCAATTTAACACCCGCCGCTTTTACCAGTTGCATTGTCGCGTTTAGCTCTGTCGGGCTGGGAGTGTCGCCGAAAGCTGAAACAAAAATGTGCATTATAATCCCCGCCGGAAAAACTTGAGTCAGAGCGACATCAGGATTTAAAGAAAGGATTCTAAGAGAGTCTAGCAAAACCTCAATCTGTCCGGCGGATTGTAGGCGGCTGAGAGTGGTTATAATGAGATTTCTATAGAGATTATCCGGTAATCCGTTTCTGTCTGCCTGGTAATATTCTCCGATCCTATCTAACGTGACGCCCACCGCATTACTTAAGCCTCGCTCGGTCAAAAGTTGCCAAAGGATGTTTTCATATTCCTGCCGACTTTCCGCGTAAGCTTCCAAAAGCTTGTCGAAAATCTCCTTGTTCTCGTATTGCCAGACTTGCCGGGCTTTGATCTCCGCCTCGTGGTCGGTGATCTTGTCGTACATTTCATCGGTCATAATTTATTTAAGCGCTCTTTTACGCCATTTTGACATATTTGACAGGGTTTTTATAAAAATAGTTAATAAAAACAGCGGCAATTGCTCAAAACCATCCAGCGCTCTTTAGATCGGGGCTCCGTCAATAGTCCCGGTGATATCCCCGGAATCAATGTTTGCCTGTTCGGTCGGCAAAATAACAATCGTTACGTCAGTTGTCGGCGGAGTGGTTCTATTGAACAAGGGAACGACAGTCACGACGCCCGCGACACTCGTCACGGCGTTTGTAATCGTCGCTTTCCAGACGTCCTGACCGCCAGCAAATGCGATTCCAGCAAGATTTGCTATTATTTCGGCTTCTCCGGTCGCAGGGAATATTGGCCCCTGAGCTATGTCGCTGTTGGTCGTGACCACAATATTGACGTAGATTCTGGCCGCGACAAGACGTGAAAAAGCCGACGGTTGAGAGTTCCCGCTTGAATCCGTGACCGTGCCCGTTTCGTTGCCGTGTTGGCGTATTCCGCCGCTTACCGCCCCTTTCTGGGAAGCGTCGCCTGTCAGAGCGTCGAAAATGTCTTGATTTGCTCCGCCAGTTACCAACACTTCCACGCTGTGAGGCGGAACGCCGTTCACGTCTGTAAAATCGTCGTCATTTGCAAATACAGTAACCTCAGACACGCCCGAAACATCTAAAATAATGGCCTTAATAGCCTCCGGCGTTCCTCCGCCCAAAGCTCCAAGCGTTGTATTTCTTCGCGATCTGGCCGCCGGGTCTGTCTCTGTTTCTCTGCCCAGGACTGCGTCGTCAGCGTTCTCGACTCTCAAAAGTCCGGAGAGAGAGGTTTCAATGACTGTCAGCGAGCCGTCGAGGGCTTGGATTGCTCCTTTTTCCACGGAAGCGGCGGAAAACGGCGTTGCTTCTCTTGCAAGCAAGGTTCCGGTCGCGGGCGTGGTCGGACTATTGGCCACTTCAAAATCAAACGTGGTGGCGGCTACTGCGGTAATTTGAACAAGAATATTGTAATCTTCCTGGTCGGCGCCTTCGATGAAAACCCAAGAGTCAACCGGGTATGAATGACCGCCGCTTATGGTAGCCGTGGCCGTTGTCCCGCTCCTGGTGATTGAATTAATGGTCTCCGCTCCCAGGCTGCCGAGGGTGAAGTCTCCGACGTTTTTGAACAACGCTCCGGACTGTAAAACGCTTATAGTCAGAGTGTCGTCTAAAATCAGCGTTGCGGCTGTTCCAGCGGCGTAGATGGTGTTGGTGAGGGTTGAGCTTAACGCCCCTTGGCGAGTGTGCCCGGTGATCTCCATCGCGCGGTCGAGGGAGACGTCGCCGGCTGTGGAAGGGTAAGCGGACAGATAAACGGCCTCTAAAATTTCGTCTATTACAGCGTCGCGGTCGGAAAACATCGCAATCATTTTAGATATATTCGACTTAGTCTCCGGGTCTACCTGCGTTCCCGTTCCGTAAGCGTCTATAAAACGCTGTCTCCATTCCGCTTGGATTTCTGCGAGCTGTCGTATTTGTAGCCCTAATTCATCAAAAGAAAGCGTCATATTATAGCTCTGCTGTTAAAGTTTGCTCTTCGTCCGAGAACTCGTCTAAATATACCAAATTTACTTCCTGTGTGTTGTTTTCGATCTCTGGAAAGACAATGCTGACTAGCTCTTGAACTCCGTAAGTATTGACCGCCGTGTCTACAAAATCCGCCTCGTCTGCTGGCGAAAGTTCTTTTTTGCCTAATATTCCGCCTTCTCCGGCAAAGTTTATGCCCTCGTCCAAGTTCAAGAACCAATTATCTGTTGATAGCCTATAATTAGTTTCTATCTGCTGCCTGACGGCCTCGCGGTCTGTGACAAAAGAGAAGTCCCCGGCTTCAAGGGCAAGGTCTTGGTTTACTGTCTCTTTAAATGTTTGGTAAGTGGTCATGTCTTGATTGACTTAAATCAATTTATAAGATTAAAGTAATTAAATTAGTTGTTTTTCTCTTGACTGAATCCAACTAATTTAGTCTAATGATATTCAACAAGTCGCGATTGTGACTTGATTAAAAACTCGAAAGGAGAAAGAGATGATTGCTTACCATGGAACTGAAACAAAATTTGAAAAGTTTGATTTTTCAAAGTCTCAAGAATTAGGAGTTTGTTTTACAACTCAAGTTAACGCCGCCCGCGCCTACGGGGAAATCGTTTACACGGTTGATCTAAATGTTGGCAAAACTCTCGATCTAACAAACAAGAATGACGCTCTAAAGCTTATCGGCCTGTGCCCAGAAATGAAAGCGTCAGTTCAAGAGTTAGCCGATGACGGAGAATGTGCAGACATAGATGAATTCCTAAATGAATATTGGGGTGATTTTATTAATTACGTTCAAGAAATTACAGACAGAGTCGAGTATTTAGAAGCCGCCAAGGGCGCTGGTTATGACTGCGTTTTAATCGAAGATTTCACCGACGGCGATGAACACGATGCTTATATTGCCCTTAGTCCTGAAATAATTAAAAAAGTAACAGGTTAAAAATGTTTGAAATTGAAAAAAATATTCCACTCCCCCCGCCGACGCGCTCCCCAAAAGCGCGGCGGCGGAGAAAATATCCGTTTTATGAAATGGATATCGGAGATTCTTTTTTCGTGAAATGCACAAAAAAAGATTTCAAGAAAAAGCGAAACAGCATTTACGCCTCGTTCAGGAATTATAAAATGCGCGCCAATCTCCCTGACTCGGCCGTTGCCATTAGATTTATTGACGTCGGTTTTCGTGTCTGGATAATAGAGAAAAAATAACCAACCCGCCGGGCTTAGCCCGGCTTTAAGGAGAACATGAAAAAAATAATCAAAAGCCTAAAAAACCTCACCGGCCACAAAACAAACGTCGAGTTTGCTAAATTTGTCGGCGCGACTGAGAACACGATTACCCGCGCCGTTGCCGGTCATAAAATTAAACTTGACACCGTTCTGCCTATGCTGGAATGGCTTCTCGAAAACTCTCACGCTTGGCAACGAGCCGCGTTTTTAAAGCGGTTTAAATCACCGTAACATTAGTTATTTGAGCTAAAAGGGCTTGGAGCTGTGTTATTTTCGCGGCTCCCAGCATCGCCCCCGTGGCCGGGTTAGTTCCAAGCAACACCTGAGTCATAAAATTATACATCAAATTTAAAAGCTCCGGCGCGGTAATCGGAACGGGGTTATTGTCTCCAATGCTGATTTTCTTTCCGGCCGCGACCTGAATTTCCAGTGTGTTCGGCTTCTGAGGAAGGCCCCACGGCAAAGTTTCCGGGTATAGTCCCAAAAGGGCTACCGCATCGTTAAAGTCAAACCTCCGCGCTTCCTCCGGCAAAAATGATTTCCCGGCGGTCTGTCTCCACTCTGTAAGCGAATGCTCAGAGATTAAGACGCCGACCTTGGTTCCAATGTGGCTTTCCTTCGGAAGACGTATTACCGCCCCCTCGTTGCGAGTTTCCAGCAAGATGGCCTTATTGATCACGGGAAGTTCCGTTTCCGCTTCCTCTCCCTCTCCCGGCAAAATGACTTTTAAATTCGGCTGAACATCCACCAGGCCGTCCGGCCTGACGGCGATAATGGTTGCCGGGAAAAATGTGTGAACGTCGTCTAGTTTGAATGTCACGCGGCCGTCTATAGCCTCATCTAAGCGCGCGGTTTCAGTCATTTTATAGAGTTCCATTTTATGAATAATGGAATAGCAATAGCCAAATAAACCATGCTAAATAATATACAGACACCCTCTATTATTTGATCCATCAAACCTCCGTATATTAAAACCTTATCCCCTGAGAAGTTAAATCAAAAACTGACTCATAGCGAGTTTCCCAAACGCCTTCCGCCCTATTCACCCCCGCGTGAATCGCTTTCTTGACGACATAAACTCCCCCATCATTCAACGCTCTGACCGTGTCAGCTTGGACGACTACATAACGATTAATCCGGGCGTCGTTGTCGAGCTGGACTTTGAAATCAAGCCCGGTTTCCGTCGACTCTGGCGTCCCTATAAGCCCCGTTGTCGGGCTGTATGAGAGCGGCGGGACAATGTCGGGATTTAAAGCAATGCCGATGGGCTGAAACGTGACTCCGGCGTCATCAAAGTTTATAATTATTCTGGAAAGTAAATTATTGCTGATTTTCTCGACCACCTGTCGAGCTGGCCCGAAAAATGTTGTGACATCTTTAAAAGTCTCATTTCCAAGCGCTTCGTTAATGTATTGAAGGGACTCGGTCGGGAGACCTGCGCCAATGTCGTTTTGGATTATATCAACGATAAAGCCCGCTTTTGGCTGTCCTTTGGCGGCTGTTTTTTTGACCTTCTTGGCCTGTAGCTCATACCAAAGGTTTCGAGCTTCTATCCGGGTTATCTTCTCCACGCCGTCCGTTATGATGTTGGCTCCAATCACCACGCCCGTGAAAATTTTCTTTTCTCTGCCCCTGTAGCCCGCTTTAATCTTCAAAGTTTTGCCAAACTTAACTTGATTGATTTTTTTCCGGAACTTGATCTTTTCGGACGTCTCATCGCTTAATCCATAGATGTCAATATAAGCGGCGTTCGGCTCGGTCGAGATTTGCTTTTCAACCTGGAAGTCTATTTTCTGGTCTGTAATCTGGAATGTTTCGCCCGTGTCCCTGTCCTCAAATTCGAGGATGGTGGAGCGGTCGAAGAGGATGTCAGTCATTAGCTGGAACGCCCCATATACTAATAATTTTACCAATCCCCATTGTTTGCGGCGCACATAACCCAGCATGGTGCGCTCTGGTTATAGTTGTAATTTTAAGTCCTTCTATCCCGGTGACCACGGATCCTTCGAGAAAAACCGGCTCATCTCCTGACGCCCCAAGCTCTCGGCATTTGCTTAATTGCTGTTCTAATTCATTCAATGTAAGTGGCTTTGTTGGCATTAAGCCGCCTCCGTATATTGCAAAATCACCCGATCACTAAAATTAGTCTTTGTCGGCTCTTTATTCTCTCCGTCCAGGTCAACCACTCGAAGCTCTCCGGGCGGGACTTCCAGGTGGTGAAACTGTCCGAGAATGTCTTGACCGCCACAAAGCCTGGCTGTCAATAAGACGCCGTCAAAATTTAAAATCCAACTATCTATGCGCCTATTATAGCGCAATGTCAGCGGGTAAGCAACGCCGTCCATTGTGAATCGGAAGGAGTAGTGGAAAATGTCGTTTCGGAGCGGGATTGTTATAGTTGCCATTAGCTCAAATCCCCTATTTCAAACAGCCCGCGCGCAGTGTGCTCAACGTCGGCTGTAACGGGCGTGGTTACTCCTTGTCGACCTGTTCCGGCTCTGGCGTTGATTATGATTTGCTTAAAGGTCGCCATGATTCTGACCAGTTTTCCGTCGCCTGAACGCCTTGGAACGCTTAATTTTAGGACGTACATGTCCCGGTAAGACTGCAAGCCCGTCACCACTTTACATTTCAGCTTATTGTTTTTGATGTCCTGAATTTTGCGGAAAAACTCGCGGCTCCGCCCTTCCTTGGATTCCAGTTGTGTCAGCGGGTTGAATTTGCTTATGGGCGTGTCCGTGAATATCGCCTCAAGCTCCACCACATTGGGTAAAACGGTGATATGATCGCCAGCTATGGAGCCGTCCTCAATGGGAAATTCGGTCATGGCGTTTTGGAGGTCGTGGTCTTGCGTGGGAGTGGCGTCAACCTCTATGGCCGCGCCGGTCTCTGGTGAAATGATTGTCCGAACGTCATAGGGGATAAAGACCATTATCTAACCTGCCCGGCGCCGCGCTTCATGGTGGAGTTTTTGGAGCTTATCACAGATCGACCAAAGGTTTTTGACATTTCGTCGCGAAACATCGTTCTGAGTGCGTTTGTGTCGGCGGTGGCTCCTGATTCGACTGTTATATAAACATTGTTTTGATTGCCCACTCCGCCCTCCGCGCCTGGCTCCGGATCTGGAAAAAGGGCTTTTGTGCCTTTGGGATTTGTCCGGCCTTCCTGGATAGCTCCGGTCAAAAAGCGTTCTACCGCTTTAAATGGGGTGTCCTCGCTTTTTGCCGCGTCAAGTATTATTTTAGAAAAGAATGGGAATAAAACCTTTGCGCCGGTTATTGCAACGCCCTTTTCACCATCTTTGATGTCAAAACGCGCCAAGTCAAGCATTTTAATTGCTCGCTCAGTGATGCCCTGAAAAGCTGGCAGTGTTTTTTCTCCTAACTCCACCGTCAGAGCGTCGAGAGAGTTTATAAAACGCCTCTGAGACAAGGCCCCTTCGTCTATTAATTTTTCAATGCTCGTCCTGATTTGCGGCGAAATATCTTTAAATAATGCTTCTAAACGGATTGCGCGCGCCTTAATGCCCTCTTTGCTTGAATCAATGCCGGCCGCTCGCAAGAACTGGGCTTGCTCGGCAGTGACCTTGCCGGCCTTAATCAAAATATCAAGGTTTCCGCTCTTGAGAAAATTGATAAAATCGCTAGTCCCCTCGCCTATATTCTGCCTGAATTGAGCCGAAAAGCCTAAAATATCGCGCAAATTGCGAACAATAAAACTCCGGTCTATTCCTTCGCCGGCAAGCTGCGCGGCTGAGTTTAAAAGCTCTAATTCTGTCGTTAATTTCCCCAGGACAGGGTCGTCAAGAATCGCCTGAACTTCGTCTCTAAGCGGCTTTAAACTGCCTTTGAATTGGAATTCAAGTTGAGATAAGGCTTGTTTGATATCGCCGAATTTTAGAGCGGTTACAACCCCCGCTCCGATCCCGGCGGCAAGCCCGGCCGCGCCAACCCGGAAAGCTCGTTTAAGCCCCTTTCCTATCGCTCCAATATTTGCGCCGGACAATCCCTTAAGATTGTTTTTGGTTTTTGTTATCGCCGCGTTAAAACGCTCTGCGGGCGTGGTGTCGACCTCGAAATTAAACTCGGCGGTAAGCTCTCGGACTGTAGGCATTATCTAAAATCACTGCAAGAATGTTTTTGGAAAGGATAGTGGCCGACGCCATGAATCAAACAGCCCATCAAGCCGCACCCATAAGGCAATTCATTGCCCAAAGCGTCCACCGGCGCGTCCTTCTCTGATTTTGAACAATCAAGGCATGAAATAAGCTTTTTCATGCATTTTACAACTACTCTTGGTTGGCTTTCCATCTGTCTATAATTTGTTGATTCATTAGCAGAAAGCATTTAAGAATATCGCTATATGTCCAGTGCGTCTCAATCTCTTGGAGCGTCGCCGGGCCGTTCGTGACTATTTGCCAGATTAAGGACTCTTGGTCGTTGAGTCTGGCTCTGGGCGGTCTTGGCTCTCTTCCTGAAATTTCAGCATGGAAAGCATCAGCATAAAAGGCTTGAAGGTCGTCAATTTTTTTTTAAGCTGCTCCATGGACTCGCCGAAATTCTGCTCCCAGATTTCTTGCAATACTTCCATCTGGTGGGTATAATACTGCGTGAAATGGTTCTCATAATTCGGTTGGCCTGGGTCTTTGCTTGAATGGTCAAATTTAGGGTATTCAAGCCCCGCCATGATCGTTTCTTTGACAAAAGCCGCAGCCGCCTCCGGGGTATATTTATACAACACGCCGGCCAACATTTTCCCAAAGTCGATATTATCGTCGAGATTTCCAAGCCCCGCTCCGGACGCTCCCAAGAGCTGCGCTATTTTAAACAGTAAAATATTGCGCTCTGTGACCAAAAGTTCTTTCTTTGTATATGTGAGGCCGTCAATCTTAAACTCGATGGATTTAGGCTCGAAAGGGATAGGAGTATTACTCACGCAACCCTCCTGCTTGATCCGACCGTTCCAAAATAAGCGGCGCATCTAATCAGCCAAGAGCGCGCTTGTCCGGTCGCCTCTGGCCCAAAATCGAAACCTTGATCCGGCATTTTTTCAATCCAGGCGGACGCCGCCGCCCCCGCGGTATTGCCCCAATTATCTTTAAAACTTAAAGAAAACGCGCCTACTCCCGCCCCTCTGTCCAGATTTGACAAAATTGATAATCTGTCATTACTTGCCGAGGACTGCATTAGAATAACAGTAAATAACGCGGCCGCGCTGTTCGTTAATATTCTGGTTGACTCCTGGTCGGAACCTTCTATGAAATTAAAATTATTCGCGTCATAAACTATATTTATCGACGTTCCAGACTGAAAACCTTTAACTTTATGCACGCCGGCGGCGCTCACTAAGTTTAGATCATATTCATTCGGGTTGATTTCGCCAGTTGACATATTTTCTCCTTAAACTTGAGCCGTCGCATTTACTTCAATTCTATGAATAGCCTGACCAATTTTTACATAAACCCGAACGTCCGGAACATTTCCCAAAATTCTATCAGCGTCCGATATAGTATCCATATTTTGGTAAATATAGACATACCCGGCCAGCTTCTGGAAAAGATCATTAGCCCCGGCCTCCCCGTCGATAATATCGTCCATTTCAGTCTCGGACAGCGGGTTTAAGCCGGTTCTGTCCAACTGCGTGTTTGTAGGGCCGGAAATAGCGTTGAGAAAGATATTTAACCCGCTGTTAGTATAGGGAGACTTTCCGCCGTTTCCATAGATGGCCATGATGGCCTCCGCCCATCGCTGCTCAAGCCAGATTCGAACGTCCTCGTTGCCGATAAAACGCTGGTTAACCATCCACCCCTTGGTGAAAACGTCAAATCCCAGACGATTTATATAAACGTTTCCGCTCTGCCCGCCGACTCCGTTAACACCGATAATATTCACTATTTCGGCTTCACTTAAGAGCGAAATCGGCGTGGCTATTTGGCCTTGTATTGACCCCAGTCCGCCGTTTGCGTCCCACATCACAGTCCCAATGTCTTTCGACTGCAAAAGCCCCGTGACGGCTGTTTCAAAAAACAGGTAACGAGCGAAATAATTTATAGTTCCGGTCGCGGCTCCGTCCACTACATCGGCGGCGGAGTACTGAAAAGTGTTGGCGTCAATGACGTATAGAACGACCTTATTCCCGTTTAAATCGGCCGGCGTCGCTCCGGAGACGGTCAAAGGATCATCAACCCTTAAGCCATGATTAGCTTCGGTAACTATAGCTTTTTCTGAGCCGGTTTCAACATAGACGATGGTTCCGGTTGCAGCGCCGTCCACCACGCTGGCAGCGGCAAAAGTAAATGTAAACTCAGTTAATATTGCGGTGATTGTTTTAAGACCGTTCAGTCCGGCCGGCGTCGCGTCTGCGACGGTTATTTGATCACCAACAGCCAACCCATGTTTTGAAGCGGCCACGGCGGTCGCTACTTCGTCAGCAACGACGATAGAGGAAAGGCTAAGCTCCGGGGAAACTTCCACGTCTACACCAGCGGCGTCTACTCCGGCCTGGTGTCTCCAAATATAAGCCACATTACTATAAGACAAAGCCTCAAGGCTAATCAGGACGTTAGCGGCCGTCTGGTTCTTCACGTTAGCGTCCTCGCTAGACGTGATATATTTGAAGTTTTTTCCGCTCGTAAAGGCGGCTATTTCAAGGATTTCCGCTTTAAGTTTCTTAATAGAGTTCAGCGTTATAAAATCGCCATCCTCGGCCAAAATCACACCTAAAGCCGTTGTCATGTCAAGATCGCCCACGTGGTAAGCGATAGAGCCGTTATTCGCGTCTGCTCCGGCCGTAACTCCGGGCGCGTCATATGTGAAAGTATCGGCGGTGGGAACGTCAAGAATCGTCTTGAGTCCATTCAGCCCGGCGGAAGCCGCGCCGCCTACAGTCACTTCCTGTCCAGCGATTAAGCCGTGTGTGACGTCTGTCAGCGTCGCTATTTCGGCGGTGGTGGTAATATCGTTGCTGCTTTGGGTCGCTCCTTTGGGAATCTCCCGGCCGACTTTAAAAAACTGATTGTGCGTTTTTTGCGCGTAATGAGCCTGTGCGGCCTTGTAAATTTTGCTGGTCGTTCCCCAATCCACGCCCACGGCCAAGGCGGTTAAATACGTATTGACGCGATGGGAAAGCGCGACAATCGGCGTTTCGTCTGTGTGCGCGAGCGTAATACTTAGAGACGCGACAGAACCAGCCGTGTCCTTAATAATCGCTGTAACATCTAAGTAATCATTAACTATAACTGTCATTATATACCCTCGATATTTAGATCAAAAATGAGGTCTGCGGGGTCGAAAAAGTCCACGTTCTCTGAAATAATAGTGGTGTCATGAATCCGTAATTCGCATAAAGCCCGACGCTCCCAGCGGACGAGGAGTTGGGCATCTATGTCCTGAATAATATTCACACCCACAACTGAAAAGCCGTTTTCATGCTGAAAAGCTCTTGAGCGCGGCCTGTTGGCGTTTATTCTGAATTTGGCGGCCAGGTCGTTCGCTGAGATATATTGAGATAATTTTAAATCATTGGCGGTTTCAAGCGGGTCGACGGCTTGCTGTTCGGTCTTGGTGTAGAATTGAACCTCGACTATTTTCTGCTGCTTTTCCTCGACGTCTTCTCTTAAGTCGTCGCCGTCTTCTTCGTAATATTCAGCGTTCTGGCCAAAAGCCAGGCTGTTCATTATTCGATAACTGATCGCGGGTTTGTTCGCGCTGGCCTCGTCTTGTTTGCCTTGAAAGACTTTGACAAGCCCGGCAAAATAGGCAATTGTTCCAGTCGCCGCGCCGTCGTCAACGTCTGGGGCGGCATAGGTGAACGTGTCGGCGGTCGGAGTCGCCACAATGACTTTATCGCCCCTCAGAGCGTGAGGAACGGCAAAATTTATCTGGATAAAGTCGCCGACGCTTAGACCATGGGCAACGCTTGTAACGGTCGCCACTTCGCTGGAAACGGCAATAGTCACGGGCGTGGCATATTTATTCCCCAGGATAAAATTGATAAACTCCTCGGCTTTTTGAATTGATAGGCTCATGAGTCTAAATTGTCCGCTTCTCCGGTTCTTAAAATGTCTGCTTCTATAAAAACACTGCTGTAATTAGTCCATTTATAGACGCCGTTCACCGTGAAATAAGCATCATCGATCACGATTTTGTCTTTCGCTTTTACGACGTTCTCTGCGCCTGTAGACCACCATTTTCGCACATCTTCAAGCCGCTGCCCTTCCGGCAAAGAGGAGATAAGTTTTCCCGCTCCAAGCGGCTGCCAATGCCCTCTTATCGCCACTCTTTCCGATTCGCGCGGTTGAGCCACACCGCCCACAAACTGTGGTATATAAGCGGCTTGGTCACGCGAATAGCGGATTATTTCGTAATCTTCGGAGTAGCGTTTTACAATCCGAATGATGTTTTTTCCGGGTCTTGGCATTACTCAACCACCGCTTTTAAAGCCTGCATTAACCGCCCAGAATCTTGAAGTGGATGTTTTCCGGCTCCCTTCTTGCGAATAGTAAGCGGCGCGTTAGGCTCAAAATTATTACCCTCGGCGACTTCGGAGCGAATTAAAGAAATGAATTTGCCGCCCCAAAGCTCCAAAGCTGATTTATGAGAAAGTTTTCCAAACATGACCTGTTCGCCGAGCTTAAAGCCGGTTTCCTTAAGCGTTTCAAGCTCTTTTTCAAACGTTTGACGAATAAAGGGACGCGGCGGAATAATCTCAGTCCCGAACTCGTTAGCGTTCGCATATTTCAAAAGCTCCGTGTCTTCATTCGACTGAATGCCAACCACCACTTTTTTACCTTTCAGCGCATCCAACTCTTGCGCGAACTTATCCCAGCCGCTGTCCTTGTCTGTTAAATTGACACTTAGATTAATCACTAGCTACATGCAGGAATGATTTTGGGAAGTCCCGCGACCGCGCCAGCCTGAAAAACTCCAACCGGCAAAACTTTGCGCTTTTTGAACTCATCCAAATAATATTGATACATCCGGCCATAAACGGTTTCCAAATGCCCTTCATTAGCCTGCGGATTGTTAACCGGCTGATTTCTGGACGAGCTGACAGAGCCAATATTCTCGGTCGTCTCCGCGCCCTCGCCTGCCGGCAAAACAAAGGTTGTGGCGGCTATGTGAGCCGCCCAATATGCCTGCATAGTCGACGAATAACAGCCGTAAACGTCCGGGACATGGCAACACGCCATGTTTAGAATCATCGCCTGAGTTTCCCCCGGCAAGGCGTTAAGCTCATCTTCGATTGAACTGGCGATTGCCACTACTTGAGCCCAGGTTATTAGAACGGCCATGATTTACTCCACCACCTCGGCGTCGTCTTTTCTTAATTCATCCGCGACCAACTTACGCCGCGCGGCCTCAAGCTCCTTGAAAGCCTCCGGATCGCGTTCTTTTTGCAAACTGGCCGGCAAGTCGGCAAAACTTACTTTCTGCGCGATGATACCTTTATCTGGCCCCTTCTCTATTAAAATAGTGAACGGTGACGGGTGCCCGCCGTGTTCAGGTTTTATCAGCTCTTCATATTCTTCATCTGTGATATAGACGGGAGGAGGCGGCTTATCTTTCGGCGTGGTCTTACCTGGCAAGTTGACAAAATGCGGATTCTTGTTTTTGTCCAAATAATTGAACCCCGTCGGAGCTGGCAAAAATGACGAAATCTTCCTGTAAAATAACTCTTTGTTTTTGGCCATGTTGTCTCCTTATATTCCGTAAAGTTGAGTCATAGCGATAAGGTAGCGGATAACAACGCCGCCAACTCTTTGTCGAGACGGAAAACGAATATCGAAGCCAACCAGTTGAGGCGGCTCCCAAATTATGGCGTCGGAGGTGTAAAATTCTATTACCTCCCTGTCCATAATCGGTAGCATGATGGCCAAATTAGTTGAGCCGGTGCCTTGGCCAGCTAATTGAGGCAAGACTTTGATATCAGCGATGCCATACTTTTTCTGGTTCAAAACAAATTGCAGAATGGTCGTGTCTGTTCCGGCAGCCATCCTTTGATTTAGCGCATCATAAGGCACGCGAGGAACCAGCAAAATAAATTGTGTCCTGTCGGCGTTGTAGTTCTCCCCGGACGCCACGGCGATAGCCGTAACCATCCCGCGAATATCGGCTACAATCTCATCCGGGACTTTGTCAGCGCCGGCCCATGGTCGAGCATTTGAGCCAGCGGCGGCGGCGGCGGCCTGAATGTTCGGAACGCCTGTGTGATTAATCAAACCTTCAAGGTCAAACTCGGTGTCACCGCCGAAAGCCACATTATCCTGAGCTTCTTCATAAGATGACACGACGGCGTCGCGGAGTCTCATGTCAAGCGGAGCCCCGGCAAAAGCGGCGGCGTCCAATTCCATCTGCGTGTATCGATAGCCCAGAGCTTTATCAATGATATAGTTCTGATAAGCTTTTCCTGAAACCCCGACATAAGGGATGTCCTTGACTGTTCCGGTTGTGATCGGCTTAACCTCTCCACGCCTGTCGAATATCCTGTACTCTACATATTTAACCCCTCGGACGACCCCGGCCTGGGGCATAACCCCCCGCCACATTCCACGAGGTCTATATTTTGTCTCGAAAATTCTGGCCTCAAGCTGTCTTAAATCCGGCTGGAAAATCAAACCGTCGTTGGCGTCCGCTCTGATTTCGAGTTTACGTTTCGCCACGGAGTCACGAATATAAGCCTCATTTCGCGTCACATCGACGATAGAGTCAGCGCGCTGATATAAGCCCTGAAAAATCGGCTGCTCGGCGGCCAGCCCCGAATAATGAACCTCTCTAAACTTTTCGCGCAACATGCCAAGCCCCTGCTTTTGCGTCGCCGGGCTAGTCGCTCCAAACCCAGCCATAAACGCCGGGTTGGTGGCAAGTAATTTGATTGCATAATCAATATCTTGATACATATTATTTTTTACTCCTAGCTACTAGCTAACGCCTATTTTCATATCCGCGTTGATTTTTATTTCCAAAATGGTGGTCGCGCCGGCGGCGATAACTCCACCCTGCATGAAAACGGCAGGGACTTTACTCGACCCGCCTGTCGTATAGTCGAGCGTGTCCCCGGTATCATCTGCCTGGTCAGTGGCAAACGTGAAAGTATTCGCGTCGGCGGTGGTCAATATGACGTGCGCGCCGTGAATGCCCGGCAAACCAGCCGCGTCGGAAACAACGATGGTCTGACCGACTGTAAGCCCGTGCGTCGAATCCGTCACTGTACACACCGCTGTATCGACAACGAAACCAACGTCACCACCGCTTAACAGGTCGTCAGTATTCCTGAATGACCACTGCGCAGTGTCTCCATAGATGTTATATGAGCAATAAACGTCCTCGCCTTTAACTATCGTGATTCCGGCAAATAGACTGCCGCAAAGCACAGCCATATAGCCTTTTCTTAGGAAGCTGGCGCGCTGGTTGGTTATAATGTCAATCTCGCCTGTTAGCAGCCGTTTTTCAGACAAGCCATAGGCGTTGTGTATAATGCCCTGAAAATTATCGAATGAAAATGAGGCGACGGGCTTCTTAATCTGCGTTTCAGGATCGGTTCCAGCTATAACCGCCATCCCAATTTTCATAGCTGACGTGTCTTCATTCAGCGCCGATTTGTCGTCAATATCACCCGGCTGGGTGATTTGCCCGACGTACCATTGACCGCTCTGGGCGGAAACACTTGTTTGCATATTTTGCCTCTTTAAGCTGTTTTCATAGTTTCGGGGTATCCCTGATCGTTGAGCGCCAAATCATTTCCGGCGGCTCCGTTCTCACTAAAATATTTCCGTCCTTCGTTCGTTTTGACCATCGAAACACGGTGCTTCCAGTCGTTGTCAATGCCCTTCATCAGCCCTGTAATCTCGCCATCGCTGGCGTCGGCTCGCATCTCCTCTTTTGGATAAATCGTCTTGATGATGGCCATTTTAAGCGCTTTGGGTGAAAGATCGGGCTTGTCTTCTTTCATCACATCAATTCCAAGCTCTTTCAGCTTAGCCATCAAGCCCAGGCTTTCGTCCATGTCCGCTCGGTATTTCTCCGGGCTGATACTGCCTTTTGTTTCCTTCTTAAGCGCCTCGTTGTCTTTCTTCAATACTGAAAGCTCTCCCTCGGCGGTATCGGCGCGAGTCAAGGCTTTCTTTACCTCGACGCTAAGCTGTGTCCTGTGAGACAACAGCGCCGTTATTTCGGGTGTTTCTTCCACTTCCAGGCTGTCGGCGCGGAAAATAATACTTTCTCCGCTTTTGACTTGCAGCGCCGGAATTTTCATTTTTGCCATAGTTTTTTCCTGTTTAGATTCTTGATTTTGGGCGCTGTCCGCCCGGATTTGGCAACGCTCACCGGCGCGGCCACGTTCGACAATACTCACATGACCGTAAGTAATGCCCCGTTGAATAGCGTCGTAGGGCTGCCCCTTGTAAACGCCTGATGTTGGTTCTAGTTCGCGGAGAGTATACCCCGCGCTTAAATGTAATCTTTTCTTGGTTGCTATGTCCTCTATTGCCTGCGGGTGATAAACGATCACCGGCGCGTCTAAACCGTCGCCTGCGGCGTTCTTGACTATGTCTGAGCCAATAACGCCTTCATAAGTTAAGTTTGCCGCGTCGTTCGGCTCCTGCAAGCCCATCATTGTTTTTTGGTGATTATCTCCGGCGGCGATGGGAGCATTTTTTAATGTCTCTATGGAGTCCGCTTTAAACACCTCTTCCGGCGGCCTGAATTCTCTTACTACTGTTCCGTCCGGTCGCGTATAGCTAAAAACGCCGACACTCGTCACCGTTCCCATAACCTTCAAATAGCCGTTTTTGTCTATTTTGCTGGCTAAATCGCCGGTTATGTCGAACGAATCCGCCCGCATATTCTCGCCGCAAAGGTGCTTGCAGTCTCCGCAATTTGTGCAATTTTTAGCCATTAAAAAATCCTTCCAAAAACGTCCAGAAACCAGTCGAGAATGCTCGACGTTTCTGGTGCGAAATGGATAACCAGAAACGTCAAACATACAAAATTGACGGTATGAATAAGCCCGGCCACAGCCTTGGCCATAGCCGGTCGCATTTGGCCGCCCCGCCTAATTCTTCCCAGGGCGGGAAGCGTTATCATCAGCAAGCCGACCGAGGCATAAAAATATTTATTTGTAATTTGGTCGTATGTATTCGCCGCATTGGCTATACTGTCAACCCACGAACCGAAAGCGACGCCGGGCATAAATAAAAATAAACAACACGCCGCAAACCATTCACGCGGCGTCGCTTTCAGATTTTTGAGGAGCCAGAGCGGTGACAACAGCCGGCCGCGCGTTTTTCTTAGCGTTGATTTCATCTTTGATCTTTATGTATAATTGATCGGGGCGTAATCCCCAGAAAGCGAACGGTAAATATGATGTCAGAGCGATAAGCGAAACAGTTGTCAAAAACGGCGTTCCAAGAGCCTCAAGCCCATAAATCCATCTGTGAGTCAACCCCGTCCAAATGATAAAAATTCCCTGTCTTACGTATAACGACGGGTTGAATTCAGACGAGAACACAGACCACGAGAACATAAACAGCGTAATTAAGCCGCCTAAAGCAAGCCATATCCCCTCGTCAATATTGACTCTTGTGGCCATGTGCGCGACCTGTGGAGCCTGCAACATGTAATAGCTGTGAGAGATAAACCATGCCAGCGGAACCACCGCCAGAACTCTGTGAGTGTCGTTTGTTTCGCGGAATATGCGCAAAAATCCCTGAACAAAATTAGTCTGGATAATTTTTTCGGTAAAGCTGAGCATGGGAAGAGGGAGGCCGACGCGCATTATTCAGCCCTCTTATAGAATGTCTCAGGAAAGCCGCACCGGAACGCGGCCTCAATTCCATTGCTTGCCACCACAAAGTCATTTTGGGGCGTTTTTTCCGTCGGGTTTTCGCCGTCTTCTTTCAAGTAAAGCCAAGAGCGGCCAAACATCCAAGAAAAACTCTTGCTTGACCATTCCGCAACGTATGATCGGCGTATAATCGGCCAAAAGAAATTGTCCACGCCCGCGTATTGTTGCGCCAAATAAGTCTCCAATTCAGCGCGATTTAGCAGTGTCCCGCCTATCTCGTCGCAATAGTCCTCGGCGTTTCCTTTGGTCATTTTCAACGGGTGCCCGGTTGTATCCAACGCCACGTCGGCCATTACAAAAAATCCCATTTTCCCGTCATTGTCGTCGGCTCTGTTGCCGACAAAATGATAAAGTTTCTTTAGGTCTCCTTTGTCGCCGTACTTTTCTTTATACCGAGCGTTGACATAAACAAAGCCGGACGACTCATAAACCGGGTGTTTGTTGGTCACTATCCGCGCGTCAAAATCCCTGGCCATCTCCACCACTCGCGCGGCGTTAAACCACGACCAAACGCGGTTAACGGTGTCCCCCGCCTGTGTTCCACTGATCATATAAAACAGAATTGACAGCCCTATGAAAATCATAGCGTATTTTTTAATTCCCGCCCAAGTGGCTGATATAGCGACGCCGGGCGCGGCCTTGGCGGCTGCCAGTGTTTTATCTGAAAGCAAAACTTTTTTTTCTTCGGTAATGTTTACCGTTTTCTGAGAGACAACACCCTGCACAAAAATTTCAAGAGGTGTAGTCTGCGGAATTTGGTCAAATCCGCTTAATTTAATCCTTCCGGCCTCCGAATCGCTTACAAACGCTTTTGGCGGCGGGTAAGAAGTCGAATTGATGATTTCGCAAGTCAGAAAATCGAATGGATTTTCGTGGTAATTCAAGACATCGAATTCTTTCTCGCCTGACGCGGGACGGACGAACGTGAAATTTTTCCCTAAGTAAATCTTTTGATATGCCATTTTATGCCGCCTTTGTCTTGCGTTTTGGGAGTGTATAGCCGGGTATTCTCCCGGCTGAAATGAGCTGTCTTGTCTTTTCTTCGGCTGCTTCCAAAACCTTGGAAGTTTTCCCGGTGATGTCTTCTATCACGGGGTCGTACCATCATTTACAATTGATGTCCTTCCCGGCGTGGTTGCGTTCCCCCGCGCGCTTCCCTTTTAAAACTGTGGTCGGGGGGTATCTGTAATCAATAACCGCCCCTTCAAGCCCTGCGTGGTCGCTATAGCCGCTGGAATTACTTTTTGATCTTACACGAGCATTACGGCGCGTTCTCCATATCCCGCGCGTTATATTGTTGTTTTTCTGCCGTTCCATTTCCAGATCGGCGTTGAGCTTTTGGACTTGGTCGATAGCGATTAAATTAGCCCGGCTTTCTGTTGTGCCTGTAAGCTGAATTATCTCTTGTGTAAGCTCAGAAACGCTTTTCCCCTCCCGCAAGGCATTGTTGGCCATTTGCCGGATGTCGTCGAAGTATTTAGAGTTCTGAGTGACTATCAGATTGACGTTTTGATCACCCGCAACATTGAGGAAAGAGGATAATTGAGGCTCAAATTGAAGAGGATCAACGCCAGCGATGCGGTTAAACGTCTTTGTAAACTGTGTTTTGCTGAATTTATCAACCTGCGCCTGCATGGGGTTGACGAGCTTTTTAGCGACTTTCTTGGCGTATTTAACAGTGTTTGGCTCGCTGGCTGAATACATCCCGCCGAAATATCGGTCTAAAATGCCGTCAATGACCGTGTTGACTAAATTTGCGTCATCTTCCAGAGCGTCGGCCCTGGTCGCGGTCAATGCCTCGACATCATTTTTCAACACGGGAAATAAAAACTCTTCGACAAGCCCAAATCCGCGCTGAACTTCGTTTTGAAGCTTTTTGCCATAGCTCGCGGCTATTAAATCCGGGTGAGCCGGCTCAATAGGCCTGCGAGTCTTTGCGGAGCGCGCTTTAATTTGATTTTTTCTTGTTACGGAAAGTTTTTGAGCCATACCTTTAATTGATTGGTGTTTTTAATTATTCTATATTATCCCATAGCAAAAATAAAGGGCGTTGAAAAATAAATTAATTTTAGGCTTGCATCTGTGTCCGTTTTGCGCATATGATTTAAGAAAAACTCACGCAACATAAGGAAAACTAAAATGCTTATTAAGAAATTAAAAAGAATTTTTGACGTGGAAGAGGATCAAGAATTGGCCGAAATTCTTTCGGTCAACACTCCGACGCTGTCAGAATGGAATCGTAAAGAAAAAAATAAACCGCCCTGGCCTCTTCCAAAAAACATTAAAGGCTTGCTCGAAATGATCAAGAGTCAGCAAGAGGAAATTCAGCGGTTGAGGTGCAGGATAAAGGAGGGCAGCCAAAATGTACGGAAGTGAGGTCAAAATAGACGATAAGCTAATATCAAGCATTATGCTGCAATTCGGATACCGGGAGGCTAAAGCAAATACCGCTGAGCTTGTAATCTGCACTAAAAAAGAAATAAAAGGCGCTCAAACGTTTAGCATTCACTCGCGTATATCGGACACATACGCGGGCAATCCAAAACGGCTAGAAAAAAGGGTGAGCAATATTAAAAAGCTGTTAAGTCGGCTTTCCAAAAAGCAATTGATAAAATTTATGATGGATTTAATTTTGGAAAGAAAAAATCACACCCGCGATGAGTGGTTTTTGGCGTCTGGCGACCGGATATCGCCTGTCCGCGTTCCCCCTCCCAAAAAGCCGTCGTCACCTAAAATCGCCTGCAATTCTGACGGCATCCCATATCCCCTAAGCATGGACGACATAAATGATGGCAATATTTAATCGGAGGCAGTTAAATGAGCACTCTTAAACCTGGGAGACGAAAAAAACAACCGAATAAAAACCATCCTGACATTAATCGCAAGTTTGTGGAGCAAGAAACGGGACAATTTTTAAAACAGGGCGGGAGGATTGAGTATATCGAGAAAGTCCCGCCTATGGCCGATTTAACAGGCTTAGGCTTTAGTTTTGGCGGAGCCGACGCACTATTGATGGGGAATTGATATGGAAATTTTGTTTAGAGCGCAAACATCTGGTAGTTCGGAGTGGGTTTGCGGCGGATATGTTTTTAACAAAGGCAACAAATACATGGAAGACGAGCATTTAATTTTTGTGAACGACGAGCTCGGAATGCACGCCAAGGAAGTCCAGCCGAGAACCGTGACGCAGTACACCGGGCGCGATGACTCCAAGGGCGAGAAAATATTTGAGGGGGATATTGTGAACATTGGGCCCACTGAGCGCTTAGTAGTCATCTTTGATCGCGGCGCGTTTTGTTGCAAGCGAGGAGGATTTTTTTATCCACTTCGAGACTATTCGTCAGACGTCATTGAGCGCGTCGGAAATAAATTCGATAACCCTGAGTTACTTAAAGCCAGTTCTTCAACTGATGAGTGATTAATGAACGATACTGAGCCATTTAAAACAATAGAAGAGGCCGAAGCCTACCTTGCCCACGACAAGTTGGAATGTTTGATCTGCGGAAAGTTTTTCAAGGGACTAGGAAACCACGTTAACCTCGCCCATGATATGACCGCGCGCGATTATAGAATTAAATTCAATATTCCTTTAACGCATGGCCGTGGATTAATCGGCCAAGGCACAAGAGAAAAGAGAAGGGAAATAAACGCCAATATGCCACCTGAGCACAAGAAAAAATTTAAAAAGAGCGCCCAAAAAGCCACGGATAATATGCGCGGCAAGCCCCGTTCATACACCGCCACGGAGGTGAACCGGAGAAGCTCAAGCGAAAGCTCAAAACGTGCCCTTAAAAAGCTGGCAAAGTTACGCGAGGTCAAAAAAACGGTTTATTGCTCAGAATGCGAAAAATCTATGGAATATTCTCCTGTAGATATTGCAGGGCTTGAAAAGATGAATCAGAAACCGATTTGCGGGACATGCTACAACAAAAAAAGATGGCTAAAAAACAGAGTCAAACAAGCGGCGTCTGTGGTTAACGGCAAATATTACGAACCAAAACAACAATTGAAAATAGAGATTGTTTTGGATCGAATTAAAGCCTTAGAGACGAATAAACGGCAAATCGCAATAAAAGCAGGAATTGACCCCGAAAGGATTTATAAGTGGATGAAAGGTGAGCCCGCGTTAGTTGGGAATATTGTCAAATTAAGCAAGGCTTTGGGCCTTGAATTTGAAGAAATTATTAAAGCCAGTTCTTCCACTGAAACGGACTAATCTTATCAAGCCCAAAATGAACCAACAAACCAACGCCAAAGGCCGCGCAGGGGACATTGCCAAGAAAAAACCACGCAGTTATGCAAAGCGCGGGAAGGCTATATTTATGCGTAAAACCCCGGTGTTTTCCTGACTTGATCAGGAAGAAGAGCGCGCCGATAATGGCGGCTGGTAATAGCTTGTTTGTGGCAATGCAAAGGAGGGAGAAAATAAAACCGATTCTAGCCGCCCACCTGGACGGGATGGACTCAGTGTCGAGGTCTGGAAAGACCGAGCCTATAAATACTAATGCGGCGGACATGACGGCCGTTTTTAAATCATTTGCAAACGTATAATAGCCAATCCCGGCGATGGTTGCGGAAATCAGCCCGGCTTTGGCGTGTTGGGAGAAATTCATATGAGACCTGTAAAATTATTCGTATCAACTAATGTGTCCCGCCCGCATGAAGATAGACAACTGATCGGGACGGGAAAATTTCATCAATGGGGTAGCGAATTTATGGAGTTTGAAAGCGGCCCCGGAAATTACACGGTGGCAATAATTGAACTCCCAGACGGCACAATTCAAAAGTATGAGCCGACCATGATTGAGTTTGACGATCAAGAGGAGAAATAACCATGAAAAAACGCCTTAACGCCGCTTTTATCAACCGCCTGAACGCTTTAACTGAACTTCACGGAAACAGCCATAAACGGCACATATTTAAGCCTCAAGACGCTCACCGCAAAGCCGACGAAGTTTTGTTGGAAGCCCTGGAAAGCTCCGAGAACAAAGAAGTCGCTGACAAATATAGGCAAATCCGCAATGAAATGGGCTTTGAATATGGAAAAGCTTAAAACTTTTATCCAAATCACTATTCTTTTAACCGTCGTCGCGGCCTGGCTTGCTCTGGTGGCTGCGGCTTTATTTATGTGAGAAAATTATGGAATTATTTTATGGCTTTATCTTGGGTTATATGGTCTGCATGATGTGGCCAGTTATCACCTGGAAGCTCACAAAAATAAGAAAAAAACTGCCATTTATTCAACGATGGGATTCTATCACAAGTCACACATATACAAATGATTTCCCGATATCATTCGACAAAGAAGTTGGCATTGGAGACGTTGTGCTAGGCATTGCCGCCGCTCATAATGAGCAAATAAAAAAAGAAGGCTACGAAAAAATTGTAATCCCGGCGGCTAAATATCGCGTTAAAACTTTTTTTAAAATAGATTTTATTAAAAACCCTCAAAACATGAAAAAGTCAAAATGAAAACAATCCACGCTGAATCCTCAGAATCAGAAAATCGCTATAAATATCTACTAGATATTTTAGAGACAAAAGGGCTCGATGAGTGCCTTTGTGAATTCTATTTTTTTGTCGACGACGATATTTTAAAAATGATCGCAGTAAAATTGACTGCGTTCTGCGCTCATAGAACGCAGTCAATATTCGCAAAACAATATCCGGACGACAAGCGACCGATCGAAGCAATTCAAGCAGCTGAAAAGTGGATCGACGATCCATCTGAAAGCACTGCAACTATAGCTATGCGCGCCTGGGCACATGCCAACGCCGCGTCTGATGAGAATATTAACACCCCAAGCGGCTCCGCATCTGCCGACGCATCCGACGCCGCTTTTGCCGCCGCTTTTGCCGTTTTCCCTGACGTCCGAACTTACATGGCTATGCGCGGCACGTCTTGCCGCGCTACAGGAAAGGCGGGCACTGATGGCTACACCGCCAAAAGACTGCATAGCGACACTCTTAAACAATTACTATTAGCTCAGAGGTTAAAATGAAAACAATCCCCGCTCAAATCATAAGAGGGGGCGGCAAACCAAACATGCCCTGTAATCTGGAAGTTTTGGACGATAACCAGACCACAGAAACGCCGCCCACCCCTGAATTAAGAAAGTCGATTGAAGGGCTCAGAGACGCCCTTTTCAGCTCTTTTTATAAACATGAACCACCGAGAATGACATGAAAAAACGACAAGCTAAAAAAATAAACAAAAACCCTCAAAGATACTCCGTTCAACAGCTCAGAAAAGCATTTAAACAGCTTAGAAGCTCCGGTTTGACAGTTTCAAGGAATCATGGGCTAGTGGCCGGGGAGGTTGTGTATTTAGACCCTTCGGTATTGCCGGGGTTAGCCCGATGGCGTCCTCCATATGAAAAGAGTGCCGTCACGGTCACAATAGAGGATGACGGGTTTACTTTTTCGCCTGTTTAACCAGCCCCCGGCATAGGCGAGAGCCATTCAGGCGGTAGTTCTTTTTTGACATAGCCGCCAACTCCTTCCAAATAATCATCCGGTATGCCGTGGCAGTACCAAATATCTAATTCATGGGCTTTGAGTAAGTTTGTATAATAGACGCTCAAGCCCTCTTCCATTTCCACCTGCTCGTCTCTGTGTCCGCAAACTCTTAAGCGTCCGATTTCGTCGTCTGACAGCCCGTCCAGCGTCGCTAAGACGTCCTCTCCGCCGTTTCTGATCGGCTTTCCCTGGGAAAACATATCCTTGATATAAGCCACCCAAGCGGCTTTTAAGACAGTTTTTCCGGCTTCCTTGGAGTCAAATTGTAAAATCAACATAATAATTATATAGCGAATCTATTTTGATAAAATCTTGTTTGCAAAGCGACTTCAAATGCCGCGAAAACTCTCGGAAAAACCAGCGGCCCGCCAGCTATCGCGCCCGCGTGTGGGTTGACTCCTGCTGATTCTCCCAAAATTCCAACAATGTTTCTTCCGCTCCAATTTGCCGAGTCGCCGCTAAAAGCTTGCGCCCCGTCAAAATAGCCAATTGTGTTAGGAGTGCCCGCGCTGTCGTCGTGTTTGACCGCCAAAACGTGGAAACCGGTCGCGCTTACGCTGAAAGTTGCCCGCATACCGTCATCAAGCCATTCAAAAGCAGCGGCTCCGCCGCCCGGATTAAAGCCGCTTAAAAAATTTGGGTATTTATGAACATGATCACCTGCCATTATATAAGATGGCGCTCCGGCCGTTCTATCTACAACTAAAAAGATGGTTCCCTGGGCTGGAAGAGGAACGGAACATGCTAAAAAGTTGTCTACTCCGTCACCTACCCATGTATCGCGGCCGTTCAGAGACCCAAGCGCGGGCTGAGAAGTTGGCGCGGCTTGCGTCAGCGTGTAGCCGTGTCCGGATACATCTGAGGACGATGAAACGTTCCCGCTGTTTAATATGCGCTCGTGGATATCTTCGGGCTTAAAATAGCAAACCGGCTGGCCGAACGTAAAAGGAGACCTGTTATATATTTTAATGCTCATTACGTCTTATAATTGCCGGTGAGTTTAAAAGTAGTGGCGTTTATTTTTCTCCATCCTACGGTCGCAGAGTCGCCTCCGTCGCCGTCTATATCGACATTGACGTCGCCCGCGTCACTCTGAAAAACGACGCTGGCTCCCTTGGTGAGTGTTATTTCTCCTGTTCCTTGTTTGTCCACCTCGCCCTCTTCGCCTATCGTTGTGGACGTGTTAAACGTTGCTGTCATGTCGGCGGCCGCATTATCAAAAGAAATATTTCTGTCCCCGTCCACAATGACATAGCTCGCCGTTTTTACGACAGGCGGGTTAAGCCTTTCGCCCTGAACAAAAGCGGTTGTGGCGAGCTTTGTGGTGTCATCTCCAACGCTCTGAGTTGTGGCAAGAATCCCGTCCGGCAACGTCACGGAGGAGCTTAAATTCCCGCTCGCGTCTACCTGTACAATTCCGCTTGCGAGAGCCAGCGCGACTATAGTCACCAAGCCCGCGCTGTCAATTCTCAGCCGCTCAGTCGGCGCTTCGCCATCTGAGCCGTCGTTTGTGTAGAAAATTAAGTCGCCTTTTTCATCATCAGCCACGCCGTCATGGCTTGCCTGAATTTTAGCAAGCATTGTCTCTGGGCTACTTGACTGCGATCCTCTGAAATGAATGCCGCTTTCCCTTCCGCCTTCGATATCTTCGTCTGTGCTGTTGAGCATACTCAGAGCGGGCGAATCGTTAAATGTCTTGATGATGCCCGTAAACGTTTTAACCCCGCCGACACTTTGCGCGCCGGTTAAATTGACGGTCGAATCGCCTTCCGCAACATCGCCCGATCCAGTTCCAAAAGCTTTGTTATATGCCGTCCCTTTCGCGACCGAAACCAGTTCTTTTGACGCGCCCGTTTCAACGATATAGGATGCTGTTAATTCAGAAAAAATATAAATTCCTTTCGCGCCGTCACTTGTAGTCTGAAACGTTAGGTCATCGCCCGCGCCGGTTCCGCCGATAAGAACTTGGCCTCCGGAACGGCCTGCTAAAAGTTGATATTGCGAATGATCGTCGTCAATTAAACCCGTCAAGTTTCCGTGGTCGCTCGGCGGTGCCCCTTGAGCCAGCTCAGTTGA